TTCGATAAGGCATTTTAGCATCTAAGAGAATAACATCTGAATCGAGAAATAACATATATCGACCATCTGGCATTGATTCAGTTTGTCGATGGAAGAACTCATAAACTGCTACGTCATCTGTATCGTCATTCGACCAAACAGCTAGACGATATACTGTGCTTTGATTCTTTGGAGGAAGTGCTCGAATTTTATCAGCCATTTCAGGATATTTTGCAATAAGATCAAATCTATTAACCCAATTTCTAACAGTTAACCAATCATTATTCCATGTATCTTTTGTTCCATCAATAACTATGTCAAATACAGATGGAGTTGAGAATTCTAATTCACCTTCTCTTACTGCTTCATCTGTTTCTGGATCAACATCATATATTTCTCCAGCTGTTGCATTCCAGGCAAGTTTTACATATCCTTGACCTAGTACAATTGCATGTTCTGTTGCTCTTGTTAAACAGCTTTCAAGATTCTTTTCTCGCATGTAATAATCGAGAATTTGATTACCAAGATAAGTCTGAGCATATGATTTATAGTCTGTATTAATTGCTCTACAATCCATGGTAGGTCTTGAAGAGGTTATCATTACATAAATATGTTGTGCAAGATTTCTAAAATGGTTTATAGGAATTTGAACTAATTCACCTTGTTCTCCAGTAAAATTTACTCTATGTCCATATCCAATGTAGTCGTTTAAATAGGCACCATTGTATGCACGCCACATATTTTGAAGTTTATCTAAATAGCTATTAGATCGAAGAATATTAAAAAACGATTCAGACTTTCCTAATATAATACTTGCGGCATCAGCTGCGGGTTTAGCCGCGAAGTATACGTCCGATGGATCATTAAAAGGACTTGAATTAGACATAATTAAAATTTCCTCTTGGTTCTAATACCAAATATTTGTTTGTATTTTTCTAGTTGACTATTCCCATTTTCTGCAAATTTTGCAGGGTCTTTAACAAATAAACTAGACATATTCATTTGATAATGAGAAGGATATGGATTTTTTTTATATTCTATAACTCTTACTAAATATTTTAAAGCTTCTACTGCATCATAATGTCCATCATCTGTACTGCGAGCAAAACCTTTTCTTTGTTTATCCCATCGAACATTTTTTAAATGTCTTATCAAGGTTACACATCTTGGATGAATAATAATTTTTTTATTTCCAATCATTATACGAAGATTATTAATCATAGCATCTGCATCGTCTTTTCTTGCTATTTGAAAATCTACTCCTTCTTCTTTGGAGAATAATTTTCTGCTATGCATGTATATTTCTTGGGTCAATATATAACTAATATCACTTACTCTTATGTGTGGTGCTCGATATTCCAAAGATATTGGATTAGTCCAAAGTTCTTTTTCTTTTCTATTAATTTCTTTTGCAAGATGTTCAATAGTCATGTCTTTGTCTTGAAAATTAATAACTGTTTCATCTTCTATAATAACTTTATCAGCTCTAAAATCATAATAGCCATAAAGAACTACAGTAAGATCTTTTCCACCAGTATCCATGCCTTCATATGCATCAAAAAATGGAGGTTTTGGCCATTCTTTTACGATTTCTTTTTCTAAGGCACTATCAAATTCAGGTATTACAGAAGTTTTGGAATCTTTTATGATTTCGCAGTATAATTCTCTACGAGCTTCATCTGTATTTATTCCACCTAATTCTGCAATTAATTCTTCTTTTTGTTCTGGTGTAATTCGTGGATTATCATCAATAGTTTTCATTATTAATGAACCACGTTGTTCAGCTTCTTGAATGTAATCCAAAAATTCATGATCTGATTCTTTTGGAGGAGTGGAAGCTAAAATTCCTTTACCTTTTGTTATGAGAGTCGTTGGTAAAAGAATACTTTTAATCATATTTTTTAAATCATCGCAACTGCCAGCTTCATCAATCATCCAGATATCACTGTCACCACCACGAAGTTTTTCAGCATGACCGCTATCACTACCAGCTAATTGAATTTCAGAACCATTATTGAAATAATATATATAATCTTTTTGTCTGAATTCTGGTTTTATATCACTTGGACAATCTTCTATTAGTTGTCGTAAAATTGGTCTAACGTTATTATTAACTTGTAACTTTGTTGGTGAAACAAGTTTAACTACTGCATTTGGTTTTCTTATACATTGTTCCAAAGCTAGAACACATAACGTATAAGTCTTTCCTTGACGACGAGATAAAAGCCAAGTCATTATTTTATGCTTAGAATTATAATAAAGATCATATAATTCTTTTTGAGTCTTGTCTAATTTAAAAGAAAGCATTCCATTACGCCACAATTGTTCGCGTGCTGCTCTTTTAATTTCTTCTTTTTCAGTTAGAATTGTCATTTGTCCCTTCAACAAGGGCTAAAAGTTCTTCATTACTCATATTTTGAGTTTTTAATTCGATAACTTTTGGAGAATTTCTCGAAGCAGTCAATACTTTTGAAAATATTTCTACTCGTCTTGCTTCTTCTAATGTTAATTCTCTTCCACTACTAATATCTCTGAGCTTTTCGAGTTGCATTACACATATTGCTTCCTCAGAACTTGTTAAAAATTTTTGTCCCAATGATTTATCATCTTTTAAAATTGGAACTGATGATTCTAAAAGTTGTTTGAGGTGATCACGTTCTTCTTCAAGTTTTTTTAATTTCTTTGACAGATTTAATATGGTACTATTTTGTGCTTCAGCATATGCTTGCAATTGACTCATTTCTTTATATTGCAATATGGTTTTGGAAATATTATCGGACATTACCTATTCCACGCATCCCTTGAGCCATTTTCATGCTGGCCATTGCACTTTTAACTGCATCAACGTCTTTATTTTTAATTTCGATATCTTCTGTAAGTTTTGCTAATTGTTTTTCAATAGCAACTAATTTAGAATCACTCGTTTTAAATTCAAAAAATGATACAATAGAACCTAATACTAATAGAATTACGGCATCTTCATATCCAGAAGAACGAACTAAGACCTTAATGAAATAGAGACATAATAGAGCCAAAAATATGGTACTTTTAGTCTTTTGCATTTAATACTCCTAAATTTTTTTAAAAATAGAAACTATATTAGCTTGAGCCACTGTTTGGGGTACATAGACCACCTTTTTGCCCTAAGTAAGGCTGTTAGCACGCTTCATGTCTCTAATATATAGTTGTTAATAGTGATAAATAGATAATATCCATGGTAGTTAACAACTATCTATATGCTAAAAAAGACTTCCTCAACGTGTCCTAAGTGTGCGATTTATATGGAATTAGTCAAAGGAAATACTTGGTTTAAATGTTCCATTTGCGGATATATGATTAAAGTTGAAAAGATTATAATAAAGAAGTATAATAAGATAAAATGACTATTTATAAAATCACATGTATTATAACTAATAAACACTATATAGGTCAAACTGTTCAAAAAACAGATAAACGTATACGAGATCATTTTAAACCTTATAATTTAAAAAAGAAATCCAAAGTTCCATTTCTATTAAAGCAAGCAATATTGAAATATGGTAAAGAAAATTTTAAATGGACTATATTAGATATAGCAAATAATATAGAAGAATTGAATGAAAAAGAAAGATATTGGATTAAAACTCTAAATACTGTAAGTCCAAATGGTTATAATTTACAATTAGGTGGTAATAGTGGTGGAAAATTTTCAGAAGAACTAATTTTAAAACATAAAGAAATATATAATATTAATCCAGAATTAAGAAACTTAATAAGTCAATATAGCAAAAATAATTGGTCTAAAGAAGAATATAGAAAAAAAATAAGTAAATCAAGAAAAGAAAATTGGAATGATTCTTCTTATAGAATTAAACAACATGAAAGTAGATTAAAAAGTTGGGAATCAAGAAAAACTGCATATTTGGCAATAAACCCAGAATCAAATATGTCTTGTTTTTATAAAAATAATAATGAATTAAAAGATAATAATTATAAAAGAGATTCTATATATAGAGCTATAAAAAATAATGCATTATATAAAGGATTTTATTGGAGAATTTATGGAAAATAAATTAATAGCATTAGAACAATATGCTATGGGTAGAGATAAATTATATCCATTAGATTGGACAGATGAAGTAAAAAATAATGCAATAAAATTGTTAGATATTATAAATACTTTTTTAACTGAATTAGGTATAGAGGAAGCAATTGTAAGTAGTGGTTTTCGTCCACCAGCTATTAATAATAAGACCACAAATGCAGCTAAACGAAGTTATCATATGATTGGTTTAGCGATAGATTTAAAAGATAATGAACAACAAAATTTAGGAAAATTAGTAGCGTCAAGGCCAGATTTACTCAAAAAATATAATTTATGGTTAGAAGATCTAAATCATACTAAATATTGGGTTCATTTAGATATTGGAACAAGAGCTGATAGACCAAGTCGTGTGTTTCTACCTTAAAGTTTTTCTTTCATAGGTAATATTATTTCATAAATTGGTTTATTTAATTTAAGCATTTGTTCTTTCATATTTTTAGAACCTTTACTTTGTCCATCCCAAATCAATAAAAGTTTATCTGCATATTCTGCCATTTGTTTATTTCTGATAGGTCCAGCACTTTTGCCATATTTATCCCAATCAGCTTTAAATATTTTAACTTTTCTTAAAGATATTTTAGCTGCATATTCTCCAGACTTATCAACTCCACCTGCCCCTCCAGATACTATTTCTTCTGGTTCAATATGAAATTGATTAAACAATCCAAAAATGAAAGCGGGACAAGCTTTTATAGTTCTTGAACCGGCAATGATTAACTTCATAATCTTTCTTTCATAGAACTAATAAGAACCATATTCTTCCAAACTTTTATGAATGGAACTTGTCCTTCTTTTAATTCTAATTCAAAATAATCACCTTGTGCTGGTTTAAGACATGTAATCATAGTATGTAAAGTATTAACACATACTGATTGGTTTTCAAGAGTATCATTGAAATAATAGATTTCTAATTTCATTTAATATAGACTCTTTGTCCGAACCATTCGGTTACAGGAAGATCGTCTACATATGTACAAGGTTTTGTAAATACTGCATCCACATATTGTTCTATTTTTAAAGCCTTAACTACTGCTTCAGCCCATTCAACACCTTGTGCGGACCAAACTATTACCGTGTATCCCCTTGCTTTATGCTTTTTCATGAGATCAATATGCTTTTCATTTGGTGTTACAAAATTAGTCATACCAATAATGTAAGGATCTTCTATCGGAATATTCTTGGAAGTATCTTCCAGATTCCACATAATAAGAGTGTCATCAACATCGTATGTAACTAACTGATTCGTTCTAAATACTATCATTAAATTTCATTTCTCATACGCATTTGTCTAATAACTTCTTCTGTATAATTCAATACTTCTTCCATTAGCATTTTTTTAATATCAGGATCCAAAACAGACATGTAATCAACCATAAGCTCATAAAGATACTTATCGTTCTCTGCAAATTTAGCAGCATTAAGAACTGTTCTAGCGTCAACATTTTTATCTGTTAGCATTTCATCTTTAATAACGCACAATGCATCTAATTTATTACTCATATTATCTCCCGCATCGTAATTTTATGTTCTCTAATAGTTGTTTTTTAACAATATCTTTTGGTATATCAACCATATAATAGTACATGTAATCATTCTTATTGTCAATATGATCTATTAATAAAACACAATGTGTTAATTCATGTGCAAGTAACTGATATCTTTCATCTTCTGATAAATGTCTCCAATAATCAGGATCTATTTCTATTTTGTAATAGAAAGGATTCAGAACACATTGACCAATAGCACCATCAGTTAGCTGCTTAAAATATAAAAACTGCTTCTTAGGATTATAATATTGACTTGGATAACAATGTTGTTGTATCATAGTCATGACTTCAAGTTTATATGGTTCTAAAACTTTGTTATCAAAAGATACAGGACCAAAAAAATAAAATATAGACAAAATACATAGCGCATATCTAAGCAATTTCATTACGTTTACTGCGCATATAATTCTTTAAACGAGCTGAAGAACACTGGGAACAGGTTGAACCGTTCCAAGTCTTACCAGTTTCATCTACATACTTTTTATCTTTTGCATTATATTTACCAGCACTGATTCTCTGCTTAGGAATCCGGCAAACTTTGCAAATTCTAATATTTTGTTCAGGGCTTTCCATAATATTTCCTTATCATACTCCATCTTAATGGAGTATCTTTAAAATTTCTTTTATAAAAATTTAATTTTTTGACTTCATCTATTGCGTTATTCATTTCTTTAACCAATTCATTTTTAAACGAATAGCTATTACCTTGCGTTAATGATTTTAAATATATATCATTAACTTCTACCATCATATTTCCATTATTCAAAAAATAATGACAAAGTTTATAAACTCCAGGTCCAGCCCAATCGTCTAATTCAAGTAATCCAATAGACGAACTTGTTTGTGGATGATATTCCTTAACATGTACTACACCTTCTGGTGGAATGAAATAATATTTGTTATTATAATTATTCATCTTCACCTTCTTTATGCCAGCAATCGGGACAAATTCCTCGGGCCTTTAAAAAAGGAAGAATGAAAGTATAATTTACTCTTTCATTACAATTTGCACATCTATAAGGCTGACTGTAACCACTTTGTTCGTGATGAGCATTTTCACTTACTAGTTTTGCGATTGCTGCGGTTTGCTCTTTTTCTTTTTTCTTTAGATCGTCCATTTAATTCCTCTGGTATTTCTCTTTTTAAACCTAATATTACTTCGTCACCAAATCCTGATGAAATCAAACACATTGCATAACTTTTTGTCCAAGCTCTAAACCATTCCAAATAAGGTTCACTAGCTCCTTCATGTGTTCTCAAATTATATTGGGCTACAATGATATCTTCACCATATTTGTCGAGCTCATCTTTTAATGTATAATCACCCAAACCATAGGATTCACCAATGGTCATATTAAGAGCTTTAGTTTCTATGTTTGCATAGCTAATCTTTTTCACTTCTTTTTCCTTTTGGGAATCTTCTTCTTAGTCTTTCTACTAATTTTTTTCGCTTTGGGAACCATTACTTTTTTAGTAAATTCATTATAACAACCCAAGGAACAATAATATCCACCATTAATCTGATAATATTCCCCATGTCCACCTTGACCTATAACTAATCTACATTGATCACAAATGTAACAAAACAACTTTTCACCCACAGGACCTCTAATCTTTTTTAAAAGGTTTGATACGAAAGAAATCATCTTGGTATTCCACATAACGTAAGTTTAACATACTAATTCCTCTATCGTCAATACCAAACCTAGTCAATTTCATCCAATAGAGATTATTCATTGGATAAGAAGAATCCACTATGAAATCAGATCTATACTTCAATGAATAAAGAAACGTCTTCCCTAATAATAAAAAGTCCTTATCACTAAGCCTTTTCACCTCCCACCTGCAACTTTTAAACAAGTAGAACAAAGCATCTTATTCTCTCTAATGATCCATAAATGACTCTTACAAGGCGGAACTGATTTGATCTTTGAAGCCTGAACACATGTAGAAACTATTAACATAAACATTATCACAAATAGAAAGCCCATTATTTAACAATCCTCAAATGTGGTTTCTTTTTACCCCGGGCACTACTAACACTCTTATAAGCATTAGCACATATAATAATAAGCATAAGGAATATACTAACTATTGTAATAGATCCATACACTGCAAGACAAAAGTAGAATGTAACATTATTTTGCATAATATTCCCTAGTAAGACTATTATCACTATATATTATATTATTTATAGCACCATTAGGATAAGATTGAGAAACAAATTCATCCATTAGATTGACCTTATCAAAGATACCCACTACAAAGCCCTTACCCCGCCTAGAAACGATTGAAACATAGAAAAGCATCGATCTACTCTTTATGGATCTAAAGTCCCTATAAACCTCTTTATGGACCTTATAAGCTATGTTATATTTGGATTTATTAAATATGTTATAGCCCATGTTACTATAATACCTATTCCAATAACTATATCTAATCCAAAGATTGTTACTACTTTTAATGTCCTCAATAATAACTAATGGTAGTTTTAATATCTTTTTGTTACTATATTCATATTGTCTAATAATTCGATTTAAAGCTGTTACTATATTCTTGGTACGATAAATTAATATGGTTTTATTAACTTCATCAATAAGCCCAAAGATACACATTTTGGGTAAATGAGATAAATTATCCACTAAATTTGGATCATAGAGTTTATAAGGTGTTACTATATTTTCATTACTCATACACATAGTTGTTATTCTTCGAATAATAGGTTACTATATTATGATCATGATATTAATATATCATATAGGTCATTTTGAGGGTGTTGTTACTATACTGTATTTTTAAAAAATTCTCTGTCCAACATAATTTAAATCCATCCCAGCCAAGAGTAACCTACCCCCCGGTATCCCCTGCAATAGCCATGCCAAAGACCATGGCACACTCTATGCATATGCAATAGATATACCAACACATACTACATGCAAATATCATGCTATGTCCTAATGGCATGATCAGGCATGATTGTTGCAACTAATTAATATTACTTGCAAATATTATACCAAAAGAATTATTAAAATACTGTATTGACTTTTAAGAAAAAGTATGATACCATCAATGGTAATGATTCACATGCAAGCGAAGCTGAAAGCGAGAGCGAGCATGTTGTTCATCATATACATGCATTTGTAATCATATGTATGACTGTAATGGAGTAGTGTATTATAAAAATAAACTACTGTCTATCTTTTGCATATGTCTATGTTATAATCAATTAAATTATATAGTTATGAAGTTGTATCAATAAGTTATACACTTTTGGGTTACTATGTCTCATATAGTGTTTGGAGAATTGGCATTGTGATTGCAATGATATATAATTGTAATCAATGAATGACTCAAACAAAGGATAGTAACATGACTCTCATAGCTCTTATCTTAGTATTCTGCGGATTATCAACTGCTCTTAACAGTAATTGAGGTATTTATGAAATATATAGTAAAAATCATTAAAGACTTTATTCGAGTAAAACATCCACGTAAACTTAAATCATACAATTGGAGCTAATATGTACTCAATTTGGTATAAGCGAAAAATGAATGCTCAATGGACCAAATTTAAAGACTCTAATAACTTTTATGATGTATTAAACATTATATATCAATTACGGTCAATATTAGGATCTAAAGCCATTATTAAATACTTTTAAGGAGTCATACATGCTTCTAGCAATAGATTGTTTAGTATTCTCTTATCTAATAGCTTTTATATGGTATTCAACCTATAAACTATTAAATAAATGATTATTTGTTAAAGTTTTCTAATTAGTCGCCGATAATATATAGTAACAATGAAACGAGGTATCAAATGAACGTTAAAAAAAGAGTTGTAATATTCAGTATTGAAACAGGAACACCAGCTGGAATATATGATAAACAACATGTTGAGAATGAACTCTCTCAATATGGTTTTAAAAGCGTATTAGGCTCATACAATGGAGTTCAAGAGAATTCCTATGTAGTGGATGCTTCAACTGATAACGCTTTAAATGACGTATTAGAACTAGCTGTTAACTATAACCAAGAGTCAATACTCATAGTTGACGAAAATAGGATAGCTAGTCTTTATTTCATTAAAACAGGTCTTACCACTAAGTTAGGTAACTTTACTAGCATTAGTGCATTAGAAGCTTCTAAACTTGATAACTGGACTTTAGATGGTACTGACTATTATTCTGTTATCTAACTAAAGGGGTTTATATGTATTCAATATGGTATAAACATGATATCAATGGTCAATGGATTAAACACAGTGATTCAAATGATTACTTTGATGTCATTAACACCTTGCATGTCTTACGTACTATCTTAGGTGATCAAGCCATTGTGAGGTATTTCTAATGCTATTAGCTATAGACTTGTTATCTGCATTATATACTATATCGTTTGTATTGGTTCTAGTCGCGAATAATTATAGTAACCGTTAGAATACTAACATGTTTAAGTTAATACTAATGGTTTCAAGGTTTTGTGAATATTGACCATAAGTTTTGCAATTTTGACTCGGCATTGACTGTTTAAAGCGTCAAAACTTGGCACTGCTCATGCAATAGTAGTATATATCAACATTAACAAGGAGATTAAAATGAGTATCACAATAGAAGTAAACGAATATATCAGTAAATTCTCTGAAATTAAAGCTCATATTGACCAAGCTCTTGAATCATTAAACACTGAAGAGATCGTTATCATGAATGATGGCTGTTCTAATACCATAATCAATAAGATTGTAAAGTATATTCAGAATCATGATGTAGTATGTATTGTTGAATCAAAAGGTAAAGGTTCAGCTAATAGACTCAATAAACTATTTGGTTGTTAATTATATTAACTAATAGGAGATTATATGAATCAATGTGAATTTCACGGTTATGATAAACTTATTTGTCCTGATTATAAAAAAGATACCATAAATACACGTAAAGAGCAAGTTAAAGCTGGAACACATGCGTATATAATCTCAGCATGGAATGGAGATGGTCAATATAGTTACGGAAATGCCGTTGGAGCCAAATATTATAAATCAAAAGCAATTGCAGAACGTGTTTGCAATAAAGGGAACGAAGAATCAGGTTTTAATCGTGTGGTTAGATTTGTATCTATTCCAAAGGAGTCAAAATGAAGCTATTTGGATATATAATTGAACCATCGTTAAGTTCAAAACATTCATTTAAACACTTTAGACTGCACAGACGGTCACGTGAAACTAGACACTTAGTTTGGGGCAAGATTAGTGTTTTGTACGGTCATGAACAGTTCTGCGAAGAATGCGAAGCAAATATAGGCTTACGGTTGAACCTTTGTGATTCATGCCATGAAAATGCCTTTTGTGAATGTGGAAATAGATTAGAAGATTCATATGGAAGTCCAGGCGATGGTTTTTGTATTGAATGTCGTTAATTGTTATAAATTATACGCGATAACGTATTAAACATGTCTTATACGCGAAAGCGTATAAATATATTTTATGTGTATTAGTGATACATTAAATTTGTATTGTAGAACTCTTTGATATGTTTAAGAACTATTCGGTAAATCCAAACAGTTGCAATTATTGATCATAAGTTTGACAATTATTAGTCGCCAAATAAAATAGAATGGGATTAAAATTTGGCATCACATATGCATTAGTAATATATAAGAGGTGATTATGAAAAACAAAGAATTAATAAGAATACTAAAAGATCATAACTTCGTCCTGATAAGAGCTAATGGACATATGATATATAGTAATGGAACTATTACAATAGCAGTCCCGAATCATATGGAACATTCAAAAGGACTTGTTAGAAGACTATTAACACAAGCGGGATTAAATAAAGAAGAAATACGAAAATATATCTAAAGTTTTTTGTAATAGTGCCGAATAGTATAATAACAAAGGAGATTACAATGTATATTTATCGCATAACATTTCTTGGTGGTTCGACTCTTAATAACTTTCGTGCAAATAGTCCTAAAGAAGCATGGGAAAAGGCTTCAAAACAATACAATATGGAAGTTGTTCATATAAAGTGTGTAAGATGAAACACGTATTATTCATAACAGGTTTGATAATTATTCCTGGTGCTTTAACAGGTTATTTGATATATAAATTATATAGGAGTTTAAAATGACTAGAGAACAAGAACTGCAAGCAATGTTGAATACTGCAATTGAATATCTCGAATTCATATCTATGCAAGGATGCTGTGAAACATGTACAATATGTTGTCCGTGCGAAGCTGAATCGGCATTACGTAAAATAATCCCAAATCATAAATTGTTTAAAGGAAATGAAAATGAATAAGCTATTGATATTAGTCGCGCTTTTAATTATTGCATGTTCCAATGATAATGGAACAACCGTTAGTTATGCACCACAAACTTGTACGGTGGTTCAAAATGGAACCAATACGGTCATTACTTGTCCGGATGGAACCACATCGAGTATTCCAAACGGAACTCAATTACAAATAGTTCAATTTTGTCCTGGAACTACTAATTATCCCAATGAATTTAATGAAATAGGAATATGCGTCGATAATAACTTATATGCTAATTATTCTTTGAATAACGGATTTTTAACATTAGTTCCACCTGGTTATTACAATAGTAATGCGGTCGGTTCAAATTGCAACTTTACAGTGACTTCTAGTTGCGGTATAATAAACCAATGAGTTTATCATTATTAATACTTTTCATATTTGAAATAACAGTTTGGTGTATTGCAATTGAAATATTTCGTTTTCCAGATGAAAGAGAAGATCAATGGTAAAAGCTTTCATTGAAATTGCTTCTGGTTCCAAATACAAATATGAATTGGATAAACAAACCAATACATTAGTGCTTGATAGGCCTTTAAATCAGTTTATACCCGCAAATTATGGATTCATACCTGAAACTCTAAGTGAAGATGGCGACCCATTAGATGTATTCGTGATTACAGATGAACCATTAGTTCCTGGAACCATCTGCAAAGTCAATTTAATTGGCATCATGTTTTGCAAAGATAATGGAATTCCCGACCATAAATTAGTCGCGACTTTAAAAGATAATGATATGGAAGCTCATTGGGGTGAAAGACTAGATCTAATCGTGAACTATTTAAAAACCTATAAAATCAATTTCAAATACGAATCATATGCTAATGAGCAGTACGCATTATTAGAATTAGATAAGTGTCAAAAAGCTTACATGTCCAACAAGTTACAAACAATTTCAAATACTTCCAAAATCTGATCAAAAGATTGTCACCCAATTGTAACCCCAAATCAAATATAATTGTAACCAGCTTGGCACACTCAATGCATTAGTAATATGTATCGGAGGTTGATATGCACACAGTTGAAGTTATGGTTTATGTCCTAAATGAACAAGAAGAATGTTATGATGAAGTTATGATGGATGTGGACTTTGATATGGATACATATGAAATAGCATCATGTTGGATGGGCAATAAAGAAGTTCATTTAAATGACTTTAAAGATGGTAATCCAAGTCTTTATAAACGTATTGAATGGGCTATAGAACATTATGTAATGAATTATGAACCAGATTATATGGATTGTGAGTAACAAAGGGGTGAATATGAACTATACATTAGAAGAATCGTTAGATAAAGCTGAAAGTCTCATAAATGCTATTAAAATTCAACAAAGAGGTGAAAACGATGAAGATATACTTCTAAAGTTAGAAGCGGTTTTAATGTGTTTTCAAAAACATATTAAAACACTTGGAGGTTTGAAATGAAACTCAAGATCAATACTGACGTAATAGCTAAACTCGATCCGTGTGAAGATAGGTTTGATAACTACAAACATTACTACGAGCATAGAAACTTTACACTAAGACAATTCTTGGCTTTAGATAATATCACGCACAAAGACAAACTATGGGTAGTTCTAAGACTCGCGGATAACGATACTAAGGTGATTTTCGCATTAGATTGCAGTTTTTCTGCTGATGCTGCTGATGCTGCTTATGCTGCTTATGCTGCTGATGCTGCTGATGCTGCTGCTTATGCTGCTTATTATGCTGCTTATGCTACTGCTTATGCTGCTAATGCTACTAATGCTGCTAAAAAAGCCGAGCAAGACCGTCAAATTGAAGCTTTAATTTATTTAATTGAAGGAATTTAACATGAATTTAGGTGATATTGCATTAGATTATAATGACTCTCAATGGATAGTTTATGACATAGATCGTGAATTCATTTATGTGGCGGATTTTAAAACGCAACAAAACTTGCAAATATTAACAGTATTTGAAATCAAAGAAGTTTTGCCCAAACCTTCAAATGTTGAATGGTTATTTATGAGAAGAAGAATCAAAAACCTTGTAGATGTAAAGGAATATGTATGACAATTAAAAGTTACATTCAAAATGACAAAGAAATTAAGGTAGTTAGCATGACAAATGACCTTTATAAAGTCATTAGAAAGGTCAAAAGCAATGATTCGCAAGTTGTAACCGGATTGGATTATGATTTTGCAATGGCTACTTTTGACTACTTTTTAGATAAAGAGTTAGGGGTTGATAAATGACTACTTGGCAACAAATCGATAATGATAAATTCATTATTAGATCAAAAGAAAGAGTTATTACAGTTGATAATATTCGAAGTCTAATAGCATATAGCATCGCATTTGGATTAGAAATGAAAGACATTGAATATGCGCGATTAGAAATGGAACGAACCGGTCACGATTATGCAGAATTTGGTTTTCTTGGTACATTAATTTATACAAAAAGGACTATAAATGAAAAATTTCATTAAATTTTTTGAACCAGGAGAATTTGCATTAAATCTTAACGATGCCGAAAAATGTCGACAAATGATCGCAAAATATGCAAATAAAAAACTAGAACGAGAAGGTAAAGTTGTTTACGGTCAAACTAATGAAAAAGGTAATTGGTTAAGTCATGACTGGTTTAATGCAACTCACACTGGAATTATAATAGGAATAAAGGAAAATCCAAACTATATCAACACTAAAGCTCAATGCATTGTTGAATCATTTTTAGGATATTTCGACATAAATCCTAAATTCGAGGAAAAACAAAAAGCAATTGAATACATAAAAACTCACCTTTTGGAGAATAAATGATTACTTGGTTAAAACATAAATTTAGGATAAAATCAAAAACATTCTTTACAAGCGATTTGCACTTTTCACATAAAAACGTTATTAACTATTGCAAAAGACCTTTTAAAGATATTTTCGAAATGAATGAAGCCATTATAAAAGAATGGAATAAAACTGTTAAAGAACAAGATACGGTTTGGATTTTAGGTGATTTTTCATTGAATCCTAACGTTGCATTCAGAGTTCTTTCAAGACTCAATGGAACTAAATATCTAGTGGCCGGAAATCACGATGGATGCTTCGTAGCTAACAAAAAGTCCGCGAAGTTTATTACAAAGTATTTAGAGAATGGATTTTGTCATGTTTGCGACCATTTGGATTGGATTACTTTAAAAGATGGAACCAAAGTGCTTTTGTCGCATTTGCCATATATTCATAACAAATATGATGATCGCTATAAAGATTATAAGCCACATGATAATGGTGAAATACTTCTGCACGGACATTTGCATGGTCGTTATATTAAGTATTTCAATCAAATAGACGTAAGCTGGGACGCTCATAATGGTAAAATAATATCTGAGGACGAAGTAATAGCCATTATAAAAGATCGAAGGATATACATTCCATCACATTTGACCGAATTTTATCAAAATAGAGGAGATGAAAAATATAAACCTAAAGTTCTTAATAAAAGTGCCGAATAGATGTGCAAGAGGTGATTTATGGTAAAACTTATGATTATAAAGATGATAACAATGTACTCTTTAGCGTATAATATCGATCCTAAAATAGCTTTAAGCGTTGTAGCAGTTGAAAGCGGTTTTAATCCTAATGTAATAGGTATTACAGGAGATGTTGGTCTATTCCAATTGAATCCTAAAAGCTTCCCAAACTATTCTATAAAACAATTAAAAGATCCAACGCTTAATATTGAATTGGGCATCAAATATCTTGCAAAAATGAAAAAAGAGTGCAAATATAAAGATAATAATGAATGGTTGGTTTGTTATAATTATGGAATAAAAAATACAAAGAAAGTAAAACATCCTGAATTGTTTCCATATGTTAAAAAAGTTAAACTTGCAATGAATGAAAGGAATTTTTAGTATGCCAATTTTAAGTATTATAGGATTCGGTGCTTTAGTAGGTTTAGCAACAGTCATTCTATTTGGATCAATGGAACTCGTATATTATTTCCGATGTTTGTTTGAAAGAGTAAATGCATTAGAAAATATTGAACCAAAACTTATGCATAAAGAAGGAACGACTGTTACAGCAATTTATGCAAGACTTAGTGATTTAGAACAAAAGTTAGTTGAATTAAAAAGTAAAAGGAGTTCAAAATGAAATTGTTTTTAGGATTGGTTTGGGTTTTAATATTCGGAGCTTGCACAGGATGCACGACCTTTTATCAAAACTCTGGTTCAGTAAACCGAGCCTGCAAATCAGGAGTGGCCGAATATTCAGATGATATCACTTCTTTCAAATGCTTTGATAGGAAAGAAGTTCTTAATGCGCATCAAGGAGTAAAATAATATGACTCGTATAAGATACGAAAAAACAAATGGAATGCTCGTCACAAAAGAATTTGTGGCTATTAGTCAATTAGTTAAAGTTGTAATTAATGAGAAATTATTGGAAGTTCAGATATTGAATAGCAAAAACGAAACTCTATTTGAATCAGTAAAACAAAAAGATTTAACAGCGGCAAAAAAACTCGTTAAAAATACATTGATAGGAATGGGCGTATTATTTCAACCAGAAGTTAGACCTCGTTTTGAAAAAACCAAACTTAGTGACTTAAATCTAATAACAGCTGATTTTGGTTCAGAATATGCAAAAAACTATAAAGATGATTTATTTGAAGATGAAGAAGGAGAAGATTTCATATGAACCAATATGTAGAATTCACATATGAAACGGTTAGTGGTCAACTATTAGATATTGAAGGTCGAACGGATGGTCAAGATGTTGAATTCATTGCTAGGATAAACAACACTACTACCGTTGTTAAATCCACTTTAACAACATTAGACATTAGAAACATTGAAGATGAAATATTGAATAATAGTGAATTAGAACTTGATTATTATGACTTGGATTATCGCGGTGAAAGATGAAATAATTAACGATTTAGCCGTCAATAAATCATATTATTTGACGATACTTGCACCAGTTATTGAAACTTTGAACTATTTATTAGAAAATGAAAACAAGTTATTTAAGGATGAAATATTAGATCAATTTGAAGATACTTGCAAATGGATTATGGCTAAAAATATACATAACAGATTTGATTTAACTATTGAAGATGCTTATATTTTACTGGAACATATTAATGTGAGGAATTATTTATCATGATTATAGGAATGCTTGGTCTAATAGTTCTAGCGATTCTTTTTAATATTGGTTATTATGAATTTAGAGTATTTAAAGGACTTTTTAAAGAGCCAAAATACATCGGAAGCGCATATTCTAAACTTCTTTTGCAAAAGAGATACAAATGAAACGTAATGAAATGCTATTGAAATTAGAAAATACGATGGATTCTGCTTTAGGAACTGACCCTGAAACAGGTCAAACTTTGTATCCACCCTCTTCATATCTTGCATTTTTAGCATTAAAATGCGTTGAAGATAATGGGATGCTTCCACCAGAAACTATCAGATACAAAGATTTACCAGGTGGTAATACTTTTTGTTGTGAAGAAAATTCATGGGAAGAATGAAATGAATCCAAATGAATTAGAATTAGTAATTAAAAGATTAGACAAAGATCTTGGAATGAATAAAGAAGAGATTAAACAGTGGCTTAATACTCCTTGCTTTAATTATATAGGTTGTACCCCACTTGAATACTTGCAAACAGGTTTGTTTCATATTATAATTAACAAGATTGATTCATTGAAGGAGATAAAATGAAAAAATTAGTAAAAGTTGAAGAAGTTGATGGAGAAGGTCTAATAAATTTCATGGGAGAAACGGTGACTTTATTTTGTCTAAATTATATTTATGCTGGAAAATTAATAGGAGTTAATGATTCATTTGTCAAACTTGAAAATGGTCACATAGTTTATGATACAGGAAGTTTCTCCGATAATAAATTTAAAGATGCTCAATACGTTTCGAATGAACTTTATGTTATGATTTCTTCCATTGAAAGTTTTTCTAAAGTTAAGGATTTATAATTATGACTAAAGGAAAACGAAGTTTAAAAAACAAATGTAGGTCTAGGTCTAGGTCTGGGTCTTTGTCTAGGTCTAGGTCTAGGTCTGGGTCTTTGTCTAGGTCTGGGTCTTTGTCTGGGTCTGGGTCTAGGTCTGGGTCTTGGTCTAGGTCTGGGTCTTTGTCTAGGTCTGGGTCTTTGTCTGGGTGTTGGTCTGGGTCTGGGTGTTGGTCTGGGTCTGGGTCTAGGTTATAAAGGTACTTTACATGTGTTTATTATGCTTGGAAGTTAGTAAGGAAAATATTAAACCCAATGATTTCTGGAGAAATTTCCGAGAAATCATTGGAACTCCACACGAAAAAGAAGTCATTGAAGCTGTGAAGAAAACAACTCCTGAATTTCAAACAGAACTAACTAAACATGCATTGGTTGTTGAATGAGAAACTTTAAAATCTTATTGCTTTCATTAGTCATAAACATTATACTGATGGGACTCTTTGTTGAGTTTGTGATGGTTCCAATTAATATTGCTGCCAAAGCAATTGCACAAAATTTATGCAAGATTCAAGGATTAAATTGTAATGCTTCCAAATAAATACATTAAACACATAAACTTTATGGACGTTTGTTTCGGAGTCATGCATCAAGATGTGTGGGAAGAATCTGTTATATTTAGTGGTCAATGGGTAAATCAAGGGCAAGTTCACTATTATAATATGAATATATTCGAAACCATTCAAATAATGAAGAAAGATCTTCCAAATTGGTCCCAAACAAATGATACAAACTTTAGAAAAGCATTATGGCATCCTGTAAAAATCCAATAGCAGTTTATAGAGGAAATGTATGGGAATGCGCAAATTGCGGATCAATCGCTTGTGCAAAAGAAGAAATTAGTCCCAGAAAGAAAAGTCAATGGGAAGAGAAGAAATGCGAATGCGGGGCAAATACACTCTTAGGCAAAGATAATAAGCATCATGCAACTTTTTGTGATCTTTACAAAAAACCTTAAGGAATAAAATGTCTCAACAAATGTCCAAATTTTCCGAAACAATAATGCAACAAAAATATTCCCATACATTAAAAGATGGAACCAAAGAAACATGGGAAAATATTAGCTATCGAGTAACAAAGCATGTCATGAAATCAGTTGGTTATTCAATGAAAGATCAACTTTGTAAGGATATATTCGAAGCTATTAAAGAAAGAAAATTCATACCAGGCGGTAGATATTTATATAGTGCCGGACGAAATTATCACCAAACTCAAAATTGTTTGTTATTAAAAGCTGAAGATAGTAGAGAAGGATGGGCAGATCTATTACATAAGTCTACAATGGCTTTAATGACGGGAGCTGGCATTGGAGTCGTTTATAGTGATATAAGAGCAGAGGGAAGGCTCATAAGACGCACAGGAGGGCATTCTACTGGTCCTCTAGCACTTATGCAAATGCTTAACGAAGCTGGTCGTGGTATTATGCAAGGCGGTTCAAGACGTTCAGCTATTTGGGCAGGACTTCATTGGAACCATCAGGATGTGCAAAAGTTTACACATTTAAAGGATTGGTCCCAAGATGTTCGAAATATGAAAGAGAAGGACTTTAACTTCCCTGCAACACTTGATGGAACTAATATTTCAGTAATACTTGACGATGACTTTTTTAAAGCTTATAATGACGAAAAACATGCCCAACATACAATGGCCCATAGTGTTTATTGGGAAGTAATTAGACAAATGCTAAAGACTGGTGAACCAGGGTTTAGTATTGATACTGGAGTTAATAATGGCGAAAACCTTAGGAATGCGTGTACTGAAGTCACTTCAAGAGATGATAGTGATATATGCAATCTTGGTTCCATTAATTTGGCAAACATTTCAAATTTATCAGAAATGGAACGAATACTTACCTTGGGTACAGTATTCCTTCTCGCTGGTACTGTTTATAGTGATGTTCCTTATTCTCAAGTGGATAAAATTCGTTCAAAGAATAGGCGACTCGGGTTGGGAGTAATGGGACTCCATGAATTTTTATTAAAGAATGGAAAGAAGTATGGCCAAGATTCTGAGCTTGAAAAATATCTTGAAATTTACCAAACGTCCGGAACCATTGCAAACAAATATGCAAAAGAATGGGAACTATCAAAACCAATCAAAACAAGAGCAATTGCTCCAACCGGTAGCATTGCAATCTTGGCAGAAACCACGACCGGTATCGAACCAATATTCTGTGTTGCATATAAACGAAGATACCTCAAACACAATACATGGAATTATCAATATGTTATCGATCCCACGGCGAAAAGATTAATAGATTCAGGAGTTAATCCGGATCTTATCGAAGATGCATATTCCATTGATATTGATCGTCGCATTGCATTTCAAGCATGGGTTCAAAAATATGTTGATCATTCAATTAGTTCCACTATTAATTTACCACGTTGGGGTTCAGAAGCTAATAACGAAAATAAAGTCCGAGAGTATGGGAATACAATGATGAAATATCTTCCAGAATTAAGGGGTTTAACTGTGTACCCTGACGGGTCCAGAAATGGTCAGCCACTCACTCCTGTAAAATACTCAACAGCTATTGGGCATATAGGAGAAGTTTTCGAAGAACAAGTGGACATATGTGATATTACCGGTAAGGGTTCTTGTGGATAAGAAGTGTTCTAAATGTTTTCAAATTAAATCATTAGATAATTATCATAATAAAGGTAATGGTAATATAAGAAATGATTGTAAAGATTGCGTTCGTTTATATGGAATAGAATATAGAAAATATAATAAAGATTTAATAAGACAAAAGAAAAAAGAATATAGAGAAAAGAAGCCCGAAGTAAAATATAACTCCCATTTAAAAATAAAATATGGAATAACTTTAGATCAATATAACGTAATGCTTGAACAACAAAAGTATAGTTGTGCAATATGCAAAGAAAAAGACAATGGAGATAAAAGATATAGAAATTTATTTTTAGACCATTGTCATTCAACAGGTAAAGTCCGTGGTTTGCTTTGTAAAAATTGTAATTATGGTTTAGGTAACTTCAAAGATAACTTAATTTTATTCGAACAAGCGATTAATTATTTAAGGAGTAACTGTGGGTAGTATTCTAGATAAAGTGTTTAAAGCTTCAACAGCAAAAGAATTGGTTAGAAAATTCTTTACAGATGATTTAAATTATCAAAGAGTAAAAATAATGGAAAGAATCAAGGGAGCATCTTCAATGGGTAATACAAATATAGTTTTAGATGACCCCTATATAAAATTAAATGAAGAAGATTATAATTTCTTTGAGAAACTCGGATATACTGTTTTTCGTGAAGAATATAGAACTTATTCGAAATTATCAGATAAACAAGAATACTACTATCATAAATATGGAATAATTAGTTGGGAAGATTAAAAGTTCCATTTCCAGCCTAAAGAATAAGATTGATTAGTTTGAGTTAAATCCATACTCAAACTATCACATAAAAATACATTACATTTGGTGCTTAACTTTATTTCCTTCTTTTTATAAGCATCGTCTAATGCATATAAACCAACCGCTCCATAAACCAATTGATCATTAAGATTATCTTTAATGAAATCCTGGCCCTTTTTAGTATAAGTATTTTGAATCAAATCATAACCAGACTTAGCGCCTGTCTGCGAATAAGTTGCATTTAAAGCAGCTTGACAAGCACCGGTATTCATATTAGTATTTAATAATGCGAAATAAACGCAAAATTGTGATATTAATCCGTCCATAATTGTATTATAATATGCCTGGAGGTTTAAAAGCAATGTCTAAATTATCATCACTTGCAAAAGATCATGTTAGAAACAAATGTTATGATAAAGAAGCAGAAGATTATGTTTATGATTCATATATCGATGGTTTTGAAGCAGCTTTTAAAATTATGGGCGAAGAATTAAACAAAAAAATGACTAAAATGGAACAATATCCAATGATGGGCGAACGCATTTTTGCCATTAAAACCTACATAAAAACTATGGAAGAAATGCTAGAGGAGATGAAAAGCAATGAGTAATTCAGATATTATTCCCCAAAGTATTATAGTTGGTCCCGGTCTTTATTTATTATCATGGATCGGAAATCAAATAATACTAACTAAAACCACTTATAATAGATCTCAGTTGATACAAAGTGGGATTTATGATTTTGTGAAAATTGATAGAGCCGGGTATTTTGAAGGAACTAGTATGACAGATATTAAATTCATTTTCTCTGATAAAATATTCAATCTTTCGCAAGAAGAAATCGATGAATTAGTAAAAGAAATGTCAAAAGATAAAGAATCAGATGATCAAATGACTTTATTCGGTAATCCATTCAAACAAGATCCGATAGGAATTCCTTTTCAATCGAATAAATGCGACCACGAATTCGTTCCATATTTTGGTTTGAAAGAAACATTTGATTACTGCAAAAAATGTGATGTGAAGAAATGAGTATATATGTTTAAAAAGAAGAAAAAAGAAATTAAAGTTCCGGTTAAAAAAGAACCTGAAATTTTAAAAGTCCTAAAAACTAATAGGATTGTAGTTCAAGAAATTCCACTAACTAACAGCGAAAATATTCAAATTGGATGGCAAAAACAATTAGTGATAGAAGAAATAGATACTAACGCTATGCAAGAACCATTCTGGAGAACAAGATGTATTGATGTTTTTATGGGGCAAAAACCAAACTCTTACATGACAATTAATTATCAAGAAGAATTAATGTGGAAAATTTTAAGGGAAACTTATTTAAATGATTAATTTTTATAGAATTCCAGAAGATGAAAGAAATGGATTTGGTTTTTGGATCCATGTATTTCAATCCGAGGATTTCTATTTTTGTTATTCCGATAATAAAGAACAACATAATGCAAAACGAAAACTTAGACTTAGAATTCATATGAAACTAATCATATGGTTTTTAAGTATCGACATTCCATTAAAACACGTCGGAAATACGTATTATGGGAGAAAAATGAAATGACCAAAAAGAAAACCACCAAGAAAAAAGCTTCCAAAGCAAAAGTAATCATTTCAGGAGTCGAATGTCCAGATTGCAAAAAACGAATGTTCAGCTTTCACGTTCATGATTATAAAACATGTGGTTGTCCAAATGAAACCATGATAGATGGTGGAAGAGAATACATTAGATGTGGTGGTCATAAAAGGCCTTCTCTTATTGAATGGAATGAAAAAATTGATGGAAAATATCCTGTTGTAAAATATGTAGATACTTGGCCATATTAAATGACAAAGCTTTCTAATACTGCAGTCAATCTTTATAACCAATGTTCATATTGCTATTTTTTGCATTATAAACAAAACGTTCGCCCAATTAAAACTTCTAGCGCATTAGTATTTGGAAGCGCATTGGATCTTGCATTAAATAAACTTCTTATTACAAAAGATTTAGAAAAAGCATTGCAAGAATTTGAAAACTGTTGGTATGGTTACTATAAAGATCCTAATATAGTTTATTTCAAAAGTGATTTAGATCAAGAACTAATCGATTTTAAAGGAGGAGTTGCTATTTTTGATGAAGACGACAATTGGAGTTCTCTTTTATTTAAAGGACTAATGTTTATACAAGCTTATCATAAAGAAGTTATGCCAAAGATTAAGAAAGTATTTGCAGTTCAAGAACCAATTAGTATCAAAAACAATGATGGGGACGAAATTACTGGCTTTTTAGACCTAATAGTTAAATGGGAAGACGATAAAGCATATTTGATGGATAATAAATCATCTGCAAATCCCTATGATGTTCTTAGTGCAAAAGATGGTCAACAATTACCATTATATCATTATGCAGTAAAACATGAATATAAACTTGAAGGAATTGGTTATATAGTTCTTATTAAAAAAATTAACAAAAATAGGATAAAAAAGTGTACCGAATGCGGTACAGTTAATAATAGCTCTCATAAAAAATGTCCGGAAATAATTGAATATTTTACAGGAACAGATGGAAAAATTGACAAAAGAACCGAAAAAAGATGCAATGGAGAATTTAAAACAACCATCAATCCAACAGTTGATATTCAATACGTTTTTAATAAAGTCGAAGAATCAGATGAAAATAGAGTGCTAGAACTATTTGATAAAACCAATAATGCAATAAGCAGTGAACAATTTGCAACTGAGCATAATCCTGTTAGAGGAAAATATGGCTATTGTCCTTATAAAGATTACTACGAAGGATCGCCTGATTTTTATATAAAGGAAAAGAAATGACTCAAGAAATTCTAGAAAATCTTAAAACTGATTTGGAACTATTAATGAGAGATAAATTCCATACAAAGCATGAAGATCTTATTAATATGGTTTTTTTAGAAGATATTCCGGAACTAATTAAATTTGTAGAAAGAGTTAATAAAGCATTGGAAACTGAGTTACCATTAGCTACTGGAGATCAATACCGAGGTTTTAAATGTGCTGTAGAGACTTTAAAAAGAGAATTATATGGAAAATGATTTAATAAAAGATCTAATACAAGAATCATTATTTGCAAAATGGGCGGCAATGTTTTCAGTAGTGGTTTCGGTTTTCAATATGTTAGCATTCTTTTGGTTTTTTCATTTATGGAATGTTTTGTGAAAAGAAGTGATATGATTCAAATTATAGCATCTGAATTAATTGATCCTGATTTAGGTATGCCAAATTGGAGTATTGCTCAAGAAATAGCTGAAGCGATTTTAAAACGAATTGAAACAGAAGGTATGCTTCCACCAAAACAGAAAAACCATGGTGGCGTTGCTTTTTTTGAAACTGAAACTGGTGGCCTAACTCTTGGACCTAAAACAGAATGGGAAAAAGAATGAATATGATGATACTAATTGGTCTTCCAGGAGCCGGTAAAAGTACTTATGCAAGCGATTTTAAAGATTATGAAGTAGTCAATCAAGATCTATTAGGTAATAGACAAAAATGTATTAAAAAGACAAAAGAATTACTTTCTGAAGGAAAGAATGTTATAATAGATAGAACTAATATTAATAGAAAACAAAGAGCTATATGGACTAATATTGCAAAAGAACATGGAGTTGTTGATATTTGTTTTGTTGAACTTAGAATAGAACCTGAATTGGCTTTTAAACGAATTAAACAAAGAAAAAACCATCCATCAATAAAAGATGGTACTTCAGATGAAAAGATTAGAGAGATTATTGGGAGATTTGTTACTGAATATGAAGAGCCTCATGCAAATGAAGATTATACTAGCTATACTGTTTTTTACCCATATAACTTTAGCTTCTGATCAAATACGCGTTCTAGAGATCGATTCAGGTGTCGATTTAACGCATCCAGAGGTCCGTGAGCACGTTAATATGTCAAATTGGAATGGAAATCCGGATTATCTAGACCAACAAGGTCATGGAACTCATATCGCAGGAATCATTCTAAAAGATACATGCAAACAAGTTGAACTTACTTCTTGCAAATATTATGATGTTGACAATAATAATAAACAGAATATAGATAATACCATTAAATGCTTTAAAAGAGCCATTACGGATCATTTTGATATTATTAACTATTCTTCTGGAGGTCCAGATCCTAGTCCATTAGAACTTGATGTTTTAAAACAAATTAAAACGACTATTGTAGTCGCGGCTGGAAATAATAATTCAGACTTAAACATCCAGCACTATTATCCAGCATCTTATGGACTTTCAAATATAATAATCGTAGGAAATCTCGATGGTTATAAGCGAAATGAATCTAGCAGTTTTGGATTGCCAAATATGGTTTGGGAAGAAGGAACTCGAATATCTTCTTTTTTTCCAGGAGGGAGATATGGTGTAATGACTGGGACCAGTCAAGCCGCAGCTTTTAGAACAAACCGCATGTTAAAACAAATGTGTGAAAAGAAATGACTTCTTTAGAAATATTAAATCAAATACAATTGATGATGGATGATTATCAAGAAGAATTATGGGCAGATCCTCAATTCCGTGATAATATGTATTACATTATTGGCCGTCAAATTTCCACAGGAGTTGATTTAAGCGATGAAGAACTTGTTATATTGGATAAATTCATTAAAGACAAAATTGAACAAATCGTCAAAGCAAAAGGTAACTAAATACATAATTCAATACGATAAAGAGATAAAACATTATCCATACAACTTTTATGAATCATATGAAGATGCTGAAAATAAAAGATTGTATTTAAGTAAAAATGAAGGTAGAATATTAAAAGTTATCATATATGAAATTATTTAATTATATTAAGGAGAAAATAATGGGTCGCCCACGAAAAAATCAAACCCTTACTACTTTAACAACAGAACCTACAGAAGAACAAACACAAGCTTTGGATACTTTGGTTTCTGAAGGCGAAGCACTCGATCTTTATTCTTCACCTGATCGAGAACCACTAGCTTTTACAGCTGAACCAAAAGAAGTTCCACTTGAACTTAATAATTTAGCACTTAGTATCGTTCGTAATCCAGAAAATCAAAGATGGATTTTAATTCAATTTCCATTTGATTATAAAACAAAAACCATTGGTCCCATTGAAATTGTAGAAGAACATACAGATCGTATTGAAATTGTTGAACGTTTCAAAATGGTTGCTGGCGTAAAATTAATGAGTCCAGTTTGATAGCTTTTGCATTAGTACTTCAGATTATAACCGGAACATTTGTTTGGTTCTTTTTAGGCGATTTAGCATTCAGAGTTAATCCAATGGATGCTTTAATTGTTTTTAGTTTATTATTTGTTAATTTAGTTAGTAAAAAGATTATTGAATTAGGAGTTAAAAAATGAAAAGTATGTCAGAAAGTATTGCAATTATTGCCCCTTCATTACTTGCAGCTCAAAAAGATATGGGAGATGCGAAAAAGGATTCAAAGAATCCATTCTTTAAGAGTTCTTATGCAGATCTTAATGCAGTAAGAGAAGTAGCTATTCCAGCTTTTAATAAATATGGTATTAGTGTATTACAACCAACAGTTACTTTAGACGGTAAAAATTACGTTCAAACACTTCTCTTGCATGTATCAGGAGAATATCTCGCTTCTTTGACCGAAATTAAGAATACAAAAGGTGATGCACAATCCGAAGGTTCAGGAATTAGTTATGCAAGACGTTACGGTCTTCAATCGTTTGCAAATATTGGTGCAGTAGATGATGATGCAGAATCAACAATGAAACGAACAGAACCTGCAAAACCAACTGTTACAAAGTCCTCTTTTAACAAAAATACTCAACTTCAACAAGCAATAAATGATAACGCGGCTAATAATTCAGCCGCTCAACAAACTACAACAAATGGAACAAAAGCTAAAGTAACACCAACAAGTCCTGTATCAGAAGTAGAAGCAGGAGATGACTGGTAATGAAATTCGAAGATCGAAAACAGTTGGAAATGCTATCAGTAAAAGCTTTTGGAAAACCACATGCTTATAATAAGCTTTATAAAAGAGGTTATCCGGCAGAAATGACTGAAAAATTAAAAGATGGAACCGAAAGAAAATATAAAGGAGTTAAATACCAAACTCTTGCAGAAATTGAAACTGTAATGCATGAATTAATTGCTAAAAAAGAACAAGAAGAAGCTGAAAAGAAAGCCAAAGAATTAAATGAGATTTTAGCAGATCCTAATGTAAAATCAGTAGATCCTCAAACTGGTTTGACATTAGATGAAACTCGACGAGAAGGAACATACGAATAATGTCTGAAGAAATACTTCCCACTCCCGAACAAGTTGAAAAAGAACTAATAGATCGAGAATTAGCAGCTCAAAAATCATTGGGAATTTATGCTGAATTCTTTCATCTATATATTCATAGATTTAATAATCAGATTAAATTCATGAGTAAAAAGGATTTAATAAGACTATTAGGAAGTCTTGTTCGTTCCGAATATAATGATTCAAAAGATGTTTCAAAAGTATTAGGTCTTGCAAATAAATTGAATCTAAACTCCATTTTAAGATCATTAACTAATGTTTTTGAAGAAGGACTAGAAAGAACAAAGGAAGAAATCAAGCAATTTAGCAAAGATGAAGAAGCATTTTTTAATCTTTTCAATGCATTATATTCTAATAAATACATTAAAGCTATTCAAAATGTAGATCATAATGTTCCTCCCAAAACCATTGACGACGTTTTAAAACCACCACATGAAATGAAAGAATTTAATAAAAGAAAAAAAGTAGAAAAAGATGCATATGCAACAGCAAATATGCTATTATATACAAAAGCAATGATGGTAAATTATACGGTTGTTGAATATATGCAAAATAATGATTTAGAAGGGAAAGAAAATGGAACAAAAAAAGACTAATACAAAAGTAGGAACTATTTGGAAAAAAAAGAGTAAGAAAGGCAATGAATATTATTGTCTTGAGCTTGGTAAAACATTTGGTGATGAAAAATATCGTTTTACAACAAAACTCAAAGTAACAAATGCAGATGGAACCACGAAACAAGTTGAAAATGGCAAACTATTCCTTTCCGTTCCAAAAAATAAAGAAGGCGAAGAATTAAACATTGCCGATAAATTTGGTGGAAAACTTCTTTTTAACGTTGAAATTTTAGACGATAACTACTAGAATAAATCTTCGCTGATATAAAAAGTCCGCTGAGACTGTAGAGGGGTAGATCCTTATTTTATATCTCTTTAACAAAAAGAGGACCTAATGCAAATGTCTAAATTCGTTCGTCTAACAAAAACTCTGAATAATAAAGGAATTTTAGTAAAACCAGAAGATGTTTATCAAAATATAAAAGACCGAACAATTGATCACTATGTTTCTACCTATTTTTACAATCAAGAACATTTCAATACTTTTCAAACAACTGGTTCCATTAAAGGAATTAAAGATGTTCTGACTCAAAAAATTTGGTGGGATTTTGATTCAAAAGATGATCTAAAGCTTGCCAGAAAAGATGCTATAACACTTGTAGAACGTTTAAAAGCTGAAAATATAAATCCCAGTTCATTAGATATATTTTTCAGTGGAAATAAGGGTTTTAATGTTATTTTGCATGTAAATAAAGAAATCAATCGAAAACAAGTTGAAGCCGTTGCTTTAAAATTTGCAAGAGATTTGCAAACATTTGATACTACTCTTTATGATGAAAGCCAAATATTAAGAGTTCCCGGAACAAAACATCAATCATCAGATTATTATAAAACCGAAATAAGCTTTGAAGAATTAAAAACTATTAAATTTGTTGATCTATTCCAAATTGCAAAAAATCCTCTATTATTAGATGTTAGATTTCCTTTAAAAGAAATTACTCAAGTTAATCTTAATGAAGATCTTTTTGAAGTAAAAGAAGTTAAACAAGAATTCAAAACAAATGCTGAGGCCGAATTTGATCTTAATAATAAACCTCGAGGATGGAAAGCTTCTAAATGGGCATTGATGCAAGGATTCTTCAAAGGAGGCGAAAGAGATAATTCAATGATGATTCTAGCCGCGACTTGTAAAGCTAATGGCTATGATAAAATCACAACCTATTACATGTGCAAATCAGCACTTAAAAAATCCTGGGAGCGTTATGGAGAAGGTTCTTTTACGAAAGAAGATTTATGGAGAAAAATTGAACAAGTATATAGCGATTCATGGAAGGGTGGACAATATTCAGAAAAAGAGGACGCATTTCTTCAGAAAAAATCCGATGAACTTGGAATTAAAGAACTCACAACAAGTAATACGGTGGGAATTAGAGGTGGTCTTAAAGTCCTAAGAGGATATGCACAAAACATAGATAAACTTACTTTAAAAACTGGAATAGAAGAATTGGATAAAAGACAACGTATTACAGTTGGAATGTCTTGGGGAATTATTGCAGCTCCGGGTGTTGGAAAAACTAGTTTAGCCCTTCAAATGCTTCATAGCATGTCTTTAAACGGAGAACTTTGCATCTATTTCTCATACGATATGTATCTTCCACATGTCGTTCAAAAAATCATTCAAAAACATTGGTCAGATGATATTGAAGAAGTTTTTACTAAATATAAAAATAATGATCATGAATATGTTCAAAAAGTTGAAGAACTAATTACAAAAGAATATCCCAACGTTGAATTTTGTGCAGAAAGTGGTCAAACAATTGATGATATTAGAGATACAATTCGTGAAGTTGAACAAGCTCGTGGAAAAAAATGTAAATTTGTTGTAATAGATTATAATGAACTAGTAATAACAGATGTTGCAGATCCAACTCAATCTTCCAATAAAACCGCTCAAAATATCCGTGCTCTTGCTTCAAATGAACAAATTTGTATATTAAGTCTTTTTCAGCCTTCAAAACTAACAGGAGATCCCTCTACAGAAATTACGTCATATAGAGCAGCAAAAGGTGGATCAGGAATTGAACAATCGGTGAGTTTAATGTTTGGTGTAAGTCGTCCTGGTTTTAATCCTCGAAAACCAGAAGATGATAAATATGTATCCATGAATTGTGTTAAAAACCGCATGGGCAGCATTTTTTCAATAGATCTTGCTTGGTACGGTTACAAAGGAGAAGTACGAACCTTGACTCCCACTGAGCGTTCAGATCTCATTTCTTTAAGGCAACGCATCTTAGATGAAAAGAATGGTAAAGATAATGGATTACAAGAATGGTAAAAGAAGAGATACTTAGCACATTTCTATTAGCATTTGGTGGTCAATTAGTTACCATAACCACTTCTTTGAATGCCAATGTTGGATTTCAAGATGATCAAGGAAATCAAGTTGAATCCATGCCAATTCTTTACGAAGGAATATTATTAGATATTGACAATGATTATTTATATTTAGGTCATTCTATTAACGAAATCAATAGTGCCGTTAGAAAATCACATGTTGTACATATTTCAGTAAAACAAGAAACAAATGTATTAGAAGAAATATTACAATCTATGCCAGATCCAAAAAAAGAGGATATAAATTGACTCCTGAAATTAATTCTTTATTAACTCTTATCGAATGTTCTCTCATTGAACATGAAGTCCCCGATTATTTAGAAGTGTCATATCAAAGCGACCACATTTATGTCCTATTGTCAAAAGAATCTTACAAAAATATTCCTATTTATGAAAGAATTCAAGGAGTTTATGCATTAATTCAATTTGATCATAGCGAATTATTAGAAGATTATGCTATAATTGTTGAATGTTTAGATCCAGAAGAATTGAAAGGACTTTTTGACCTATATGGAAAAAAATATTAATGATTCTTTAGATCATTTATTTAAATATATCCATAATGAAATTGGTGTTCAATATGATTCTATTGAAAAACAATTAGGAAAAGAACATCGCGATTTTCTTTTAGCATCTTTTAAAATACTCATGGAAAAGTTTGGTCATGCAATAGATCATATCAAAACGGATTTTAAAGATGAAGAATGAAATCAAACCAGGACCATTCGTCGATAAATTAATTGCAAAATATTTAAATCTTAGTAGAAAGAAATATTCTACTAATGCCTCTAGCGCTTTTATATTATTATCAAAATTCGTGGATCAAAACCCTTGCGGATTTAACATTGATTTCAAAAAACAATTAAATTTTCAATTTTGTAAAGTGACGCTAAATACTTATAATAAAGATTATGAAGCATCAGATGGTTATTTACCAATGGCTATTTGTCTTCTATTTATAAATTCTTGGGCCAAACCTTTAAAATATTATAATTACGAGTTTTTAAAAGCTGAATACGAACTTTATAAACAATCATTGGAATCAGAAGAAGTTATTGATTTGGAAGATGAATTGCATCCAGATATTCCCGAATTATTTCGTTTATTAAATGAAGATCAAATAAAAGCCTTGGTCAAATATGCAAATAGATAATTCTTTAATATTTGGTAAAAATCCAACAGAACGAATAGTTAGTCTCGAATCAAATAATGATTGTATGGAACTTTTTATCCAAGATGAAAACGGAGAAGTCATTAGTAAAGAAATTCCTAATAGATTCTGGCTTGTTTGTAATGAAGATCTTGGTGGTTTTAAAAGATTAAAAGGTGAATCTCATTACAAATGGGGAAAGCAATTCACTAATAAAAGAGATCTATACGCATTTAAAAACCATTATATCCAAAAGGATATATTCGTAATTTATGATAATAAAGAGTCCTCAATGGTTTTAAAAGGTCTAACTTATTACAAAGGATTAAAACCAAAAGACATTTCAATATTAAGTTTTGACATTGAAACCATTGGTTTATTTCATGATCAAAATGCAAAAATTCTTTTAATATCTAATACTTTTAGAAAAAATGGAATTATTACTAAAAAACTTTTTGCATATGATGATTATGCAGATGAAGCTGATATGTTATCAAATTGGTGCAAATGGGTTTGTAAAATGGACCCTTCTATTTTAATAGGGCACAATATTAATGGATTTGATCTTCATTATATAAAATTCATTGCAGATAAGTATTTTGTTGATTTAAAACTTGGCCGAAATGAATCTATAATGACTGTTAAACATAAAGAATCGAAGAAACGAGTAGATGGTTCAAGAGATATTCATTACTTTAAATCTCATATTTATGGCCGAGAGATTGTAGATACCATGTTTTTAAGCATTAATCATGACATGGCGACTAAAAAGTATATAAGCTATGGTCTCAAACAGATTATCAAGCAAGAAGGGCTAGAAAAGGCTAATAGGGTGTTCTATGATGCTTCTAAAATACGTTTCAATTATAAAGATCCAATAGAATGGGAAAAAATCAAAGAATACTGCAAAGATGACTCTGATGATGCATTAGCTCTATTTGATTTAATGGTTCCCGCTCAATTCTATCTTGCAAATAGTATTCCCAAGTCTTTTCAAGCATTAACAGAATCGGCCACTGGTTCGCAACTAAATTCATTCCTTTTAAGAAGTTATATTCAATTTGGTCATAGTATTCCAAAAGCTTCTGCATTAGAAAAAGTAAAGGGAGGTATTAGCTTTGGAATTCCTGGAATCTATTCAAATGTCATTAAAATCGATTTGAAGTCCGCATATCCATCACAAGTCTTAAGATTTAAGCTTTATGACCCAATTAAAGATCCAGAAGCTAATTTCTATAAAATGGTTCATCATTTTACCTATGAACGATTTGATCTTAAAGAACAATACGAAAAAACCAAAGACCCATACTATCTTGCACGTGAACAAGCTGGTAAAATAGTTATTAACTCAGCATATGGTCTTATGAATACTCCTGGTCTTAATTTTAATAATAGCACCATTGCAAATAAGATTACTAAAGAGACTAGAGATATGATAGAATCTTCTTTAATATGGGCTTCTGATAAAGATATGACCTTTTATAAGCAATATATGAAAGAAGAGGAAGAAAATGATTCCACGTTCTAAATGGAAATATAAAGGACTTCCTGGACATTTTTGCGCAGTTGGTCGTTGTAGATTTAGATTATGCACTGATATTGGAGAATATAGAATTTCTACCGTAGGTGCAATGTACGATAATGATAGTTCCAAAGAAATGTCTGAAATTGGATTAGATAGACATTATGAAACATATGTATTCAAACTTGATAACACTGGAAATATATTGGACTTTAGTGAAATTGATGGTGATGGAATTAAAAAAAAGAAAAAAGATGACCCATACGAATGTGACAAAAAAGCAGAAATTATGCACAATGAATTTTGCTTAAAATATGCGAAATTACAATGAATCATAACTTTAAGATAGTTAATGCTGATACAGATTCTATTAGCTTTTCTAAATCAGATGGCACTCTATTTTCTTTAGAAGAACGTAAACTATTAGTTACAGAGATAAACGATATTAGTCCCCAACTTATGAAGTGGGCAGACGATGGTTACTATAATAAAGTCATAATATTAAAAGCTAAAAATTACATTTTGCAAAAAGAAGATGGAAAAGTTACTTATAAAGGTTCTTCTTTAAAAGACCAAAAAACTGAAATATCATTAAAAGAATTCAAATATGAAATTATAGATGCCATATTAAAAGAAAAGTACAATTATGAAGAAATATACGTAAAGTATATAAAAGAAGCTTTATACGTAAAAGATATAAAACGATGGTCATCAAAGAAAACTATATCCGAAAAGACTTTCTCAAGTGAAAGAACAAATGAGACGAAAGTTAAAGATGCCATAGCAGGTACCGAATATAAAGAAGGAGACCGTGTTTGGGTTTATTTTGATATTAATCAAAATTTAAAACTAGTAGAAAAGTATAATAATGATCATGATATTCCTACTTTATTGAAAAAAGTCTTTACAGCGTCTAAAACTTTTGATAATATCATTCCTAAAGGAACATTTACCAATTTTTCATTAAAAAATAAGAAAGTTCAAGAATTATTACAGGAATTGAGATGAAATTTAACTATACTGTATATATAAATAATGACTTCTTTCACAATATAGAGGCTAGAATTTTAGATAAAAGATTATATCTATCATTTGCAGAAGATTACGATGGACCGGAATTTGAATATTTAATAAGAACAGAATGGCCTTTGTATGAAAAATGGGTTAGAGAAACTCATTTAAGTAAGAATAAAATATGAATTTTAGTGTAGATATTAATCCTAATAACCCAGATTTATGCCCTTCAAAAGATTTAATGTTCAAAGCATTAGAAATTACCCCTCTTGAAAAAGTAAAAGTCGTAATAGTTGGTCAAAGTCCTTATCATGGAGAAAATCAAGCAAATGGCTTGGCTTTTTCTGTTAATGAAAATATACAATTACCTCCCAGTCTTAAAAATATCTTTAAAGAATTAAAAGATGATCTTGGCATTGAAAATACTAATGGAGATCTTACTTCATGGGCAAAACAGGGAGTGTTACTTTTAAATGTGGTTTTAACTACTTTAAAAGGTGATCCTAAGGCTCATTTTAATAAAGGATGGGAAGGATATACGGATACAATTATTAAACAAGTTAATGATCAAAGAGAAAAAGTAATATTTGCACTTTGGGGAGAAAAAGCTCAAGAGAAATTTGATTTAATTAGTGAAAATAGTCATTATGTAATACATGCTGGCCATCCATCGCCTATTAATACCTCCAATCCCTTTTTTGGTTGCAAACATTTTAGTAGCATTAATAAATTATTAACATTAAATGGATTTGATCCTATAGACTGGAAAATATGAATAAAGAAATGGACGAAGAATTAGTTAAAAGTTTTCCTAATCTTTACAGACAAAGATATGCAGATAAGAGATCTACCGCAATGTGCTGGGGTTTTGAAATTGGAGACGGCTGGGCTTTATTACTTAAAGATCTTTCAAGAGAATTAGAAGCTGAAATATTAAAGCTTCCAGAAGAAAGCAGACAATATTGTTGTGCATCACAAGTTAAAGAAAAATATGGAACATTGCGATTTTACATGCATTCTCAAACAGATGAAATGGATTGGCTTATATCTGAAGCTGAACATAAATCTAGTATTACTTGCGAATTATGTGGAAAAAAAGGTAGTATTAGAGCAGATGGATGGATAACTGTTAGATGTGATGATTGTTATTTAGAAAGTTATTTATCAAGATGCGTTGATGGAATTGTTCATGAAGTAAAACAAGTCGAATATGAAAGATATGATGGTAAAAAGGCTTTAAAAAATACTATTGATAATAAACAAGAAAACATAAAAGGAATGGTCATTGATCTAAAAGAAATATTTCATCCTGAAGATGAGAAAGAAAAAATGACCTTAACTGATATTAAAGATTCCATAATTAGATTCATTGACTGGAAATTATATAAAATTACCAGTACTATCAAACATCCCATATGGTTCTTTCAAGATTTAAAACGTTCTATTAAATATAGAATTTGGAAAATTAGGAGATTATTGCGTGTCAGAGTATAAAGTCCCTCTTACAACTATTAAAGAAATATTACCACATCCAAATGCAGATCGGCTTGAAATTGCAGTTGTTTATGGATTTAATGTAGTAGTAGGAAAAGGACAATATGTTGCAGGAAATATGTGCATTTATGTGCCAATCGATAGTATTTTACCTATGGATCTTGAGACCAAATTATTCAGCGGTCCGGATAGTAAGATTAAACTCAATAAAGGAAGAATCAAACAAATAAGAATTAGAGGAGCTTATTCCCAAGGTCTTTTGATAGATACTAAACACGTTGGCGGCATTTTATTTGGAACTGAACTTGAAACTGATTGTTCAACATTTTTAAATATAACAAAATATGAACCACCAGCTGCAAGATATCAAGGAGCCAATCTTGGTGCAAATAAAAGAGATAAACCAAAAGAAAATCCATATTTTCACACATACGGTGGAATAGATAATTTTAAATGGTACCCTGATCTTTTCGCAGAAGGAGAAGAAGTAAGTATAACTGAAAAAATTCATGGAAGTAATATAAGATTTGGACTTGTTCCATATGTTGCTAATAATCCATGGAGAAAACTTTTAAAGTTTCTAAAGCTTGTTCCTGAGTTTGAATGGGTTTATGGGTCAAATCGAGTACAATTGCAACAAAGACGTAGTTATAAAGGATGGTATGGCGAAAATGTGTATGGAAATGTCTTAAAGAAATATAATGCTAAAGATAAAGTCAAACCTGGTGAAATTTGGTATGGTGAGCTTTATGGTGATGGAATTCAAAAGAACTATTCATATGGATGCACAAATGGCGAGCATAAATTAGTAGTATTTGATTTAAAGCTTCAAGATGGAATAGATGCTAAATATATGGATGCAGAATACTTTCTTAATTTAGCAAAAGCCAGAGGATTTGAAACCGTTCCCGAATTATATCGTGGCCCATTTAATATCTATACTGCAAAAGCCTTGACTTCTGGAGATAGCGTATTAGTCCCCGCTCAAAAAGTAAGAGAAGGAGTGGTTGTAAAATCATTAAAAGAAACTAATAGCATTATCGGTCGGAAAGTGTTAAAGTTAATAAGTGAGAAATACTTGGAATCAGAACAAACTGCCTTTCATTAGTTGGGGAAATAATACCTAAATGTCAAATATAAACGGAAGAATTAGCATATAATAAAATTATAGAATATGAGGCATTAAATGGGTCACTTTAAAGTGAAAGCTATAACTAACGTAGACGATTTGACGATCGGTCAGATTATAAGTGAAAGTGATTTCGCATCATTAACTCCTAAAGGCAATTTCTTTCAACTCGAATATATTGAAGATGATGATAAAATTGAGCCTTATAAAGTAAAACCAGGTATTTGGGCCATTCAAAAAACTACCGGTAGTTTGAAACTATTCGAAACATCCTTTGTTTCTGATAAAATCTTAGATAGTTTTACAAGTACTACTCATATTACCGATAAAATTGATTGTTTCTTTAATAAAATTCCAGTGTATTATGAAATGGGATTTGAAGTTGCAAAACGAGCTGCACTTCTTTACGGTCCAGCCGGAACCGGAAAATCAACAGCCATTACAAAAGTAGCCAACAAATATTCTTCAGATGGAAAAACAGCTATTATAATTTGGCATACGGATAAATTTGAAGCATATCAAGTTAAAGACTTTATTAAATCATTTGAATATATTGGAGTTGAAAAGATCATTCTGGTCGCCGAAGATATTGGAGGAGTTGAAATTGAACAAGCTCGTATTAAGTCTGATAGTAGTCTTCTTAGCCTTTTGGATAATCAAGAAAAAACCTTCACGATTCCAACCTTTATATTGGCCACTACTAATTATCCAGCTAGTTTTATGGGAAATCTCACTAATAGGCCTAATCGTTTTGATGATAAAATAGAAGTAGGATATCCAACAAGTGAACAACGTTCAAAGTTATTAGATTTCTTTGCAAAAGGAACTGCATCAGTAGAAAGTTTGGAACTAATATCAAAATCAAGTTCAAAGGAATTTTCACCTGCTCATATTCGTGAAGTAGTCATTAGATCAAAATTATATGATAAAACTCTGGAACAAGTAATAAAAGAAATGATTGAAGAGATTCAAACCTATAAGGACCTTTTTGAAAAGAAAGGAAGCATGGGCTTTTGATTTTAAAAACAGTTTATGATGAAACCTGGGATGCTAATGATCATCTCAAATTTTGGATATATAGTATAATGAATCCTAGTAATCCATTTTTACAATGTAACACGACAGAAATATTATTAAATCATTATGCATTAAATAGAAAAAGAGGATGTATTTGTCCTGAAAATACTGTAAAATCATATAGAGAAGAAGATGATGCAATGGATGAAATAATGAGAAAACATAGAGATGATTAATATAACCGATTACAAAAATTTAAAGAAATTAGAATTGGTTCATAAAGATCTTCTTGAAATTCAAAAAAGACTCACCACTTCTCTAGATCTTTTAAAAGACTACACAAAATACATTCAAGTAATGGAAAGTGTTTCAGTATTACACAATAGTAGAACGATCATTGAAATTAATATTAACAAATTTAGGAAAGCATTAGAAAAAGCAAATGATTAATTGGAAGAAATATTATAAAAATATACCTTCTTCAATTAAAATTAACAAAGCTACATATGAAGTTCTTTGGACAAATGATTTCCCAAAAGATCATGATCAACTTGGTGAAAGTCGTTTTGGTGAAGTAAAACAAATAGTTATAAATCTCAATCAACCAATTAAAGAAGCAGTTCATACATATTTCCATGAAATGATTCACGCTATAAGCGTTGAATACGAAGTTAATATGACTGAAAAACAAGTTCGAGCCTTTGAAAAAAGCTTGAAGGTGTTTGTAGAAAATGGTAATATGTTCAAAGAGAAAGAAGGTATTAGTGCGAGCAACAAAACTAAGTGGAGAAATACTAGAAAAGTACGTTAATTTAGTACTTGAATCTGGTAAATTTCCCACCCGAACCGAAATTGAATCAAAAATTAGCAGTGAACGACAAATTAGAAAGCATTTTGAAAATATTACTAATCTTAAAAACGTAGCTATTAAAAACACACCCGAAATTCAAGATATGGTTCAGCAAAAAGTTATTAGCAAAGAACCAAAAGTATTACTATTTGACATTGAAACCGCTCCTATCTTAGGATATGTTTGGGGTTTATGGGATAATAACTTAAGTCTTAATCAAGTTAATAGTGATTGGTACGTATTGAGCTGGTCTGCAAAATGGTTAGGTGAAAATCCTAAAAAGATCATGTACATGGATCAAAGACATGAAAAGAATATTGAAAATGATAAAAAACTATTAGAAGGCATTTGGAAACTATTAGACGAAGCAGATGTTGTTATCACTCAAAATGGTAAGAAATTCGATCATAAGAAGCTTAATGCTCGATTTATTCTTAATAAAATGCAACCACCAAGTAGTTATCAACACATCGACACGTTAGTACTTGCAAAAAGACATTTTGGATTTACTAGTAACAAATTAGAATATATGACAGATAAACTTTGTACCAAATACAAAAAGCTTAAACATGGTAAGTTTTCAGGCTTTGAAATGTGGAAGCAATGCTTGGCCAGAAATATGGCCGCATGGAAGGAAATGGAAAAATATAATAAATATGATGTTCTTTCTTTAGAAGAACTTTATACCAAGATAATTCCATGGGATAATACTATTAATCTTGATATTTATAGAGAAAGTAATGAAACTAAATGTACTTGTGGAAGTACTGAATTTAGTCTTAACGGATTTTCTTACACTCCAACAGGTAAATTTCAAAAGTATCGATGTAATAGTTGTGGATCAGAAACCCGTGATCGTCAAAATTTATTTACTACAAAGCAATCAAAACTATTTAGAGTTGGAACGAAACGATGAGTGAAAAGAAATTTGATCTAGGTTCATATGCAGAAGCTACTGAAACAGTAGATGAAATCTAAAATATTAGTTACTAGAAATAATTATGAAATTTTAATAGACGAAGAAGATTATGAATTTCTTAATCAATTTTGGTGGAAAGTCATAAAAAAGATGAAAGTTTATAAAGATTTACAATCTACACATTTTGGTAGAATAGTTAGAATGTCAAGATTATTACTTAATATAACTGATCCCAAAATATTTATCGACCATATTAAAGGAAATTATACTTCCAAATATAAAGGAGTTAATTGGAACTTAAAATCTAATAAATGGACTGCTAGAATAGCAACTGATAATGGAAGAAAATTCTTGGGATATTTTAATAATGAAAAAGACGCAGCAATAGCTTATAATAAAGCAGCTGAAATATATCATAAAGAATTCGCAAGATATAATAATATAGAGGAATAATATGTCAAAAGAATTTAATTTAAAAAATTATATAAAAGAAGATGAAACTGAACAAACTGTGTACAAACCACTACAATATATTGTTATGCCAAAACCTTTTCAAGATTCAATAGGACTTCCTGGACTTCCTTTAGGTCATTCAAGTATGATTTTCGGATTGAGCGACTCTGGCAAAACTGATATATTACTAAAAGCAGCTAAAGAAGCAGTACAACAAGAAATCGTACCATTCATTGTTATAACGGAAAATAAGTTAGATAAAGCAAGACTCGATGAATATGGTTTAATACATGGAGAAAATTGTATATTAGAAGAATCATTAAAAACATTAGAAGATGTTTATGATTATATTTCCATGAAAGTAGAAGATATTAAAACCGGAAGATTGAAACAAAATGCTTTTATTATGTGGGATAGTTGGGCTGGAACACATGCAAAAGATACTGTAGAAATAGATAAAGAAGGTAGAATAGTTAAAAAACATAGTGTAATGAAAAATGCACAAGTTGGTGGTCAATATAATTCAATTGTAATGGAACGAATTACTGGAACTAGAGAAATGGGTTGTGATTATAGTTTGGGGTTATTAATGTTAAATCAAGCATATACATCACCTCCAGCATTTCCAGGATTACCACCATCAATAATTGCCAACGGAGGAAATAAGATATGGTTTCCTTTGAGTCTTTCAATATTAATAAAAGAAGGTAAGCGTATTAAAACTACTGTAAATGGTAGAGACTATAAAATAGGACTTGTTAGTAAATTAGTTGTTGAAAAAAATCATATTAATGGTATATATACTGAAGGGGAAGTTTTTCTAGCTGGTTCAGAAATGCTTGAAAATACTGATAAAAATATTAAAGAACTAAAAGAACGATTTAAGGATCAAAAATGATAATTGCATTTTTTATCATAGGAGTGTTCTTTATTGCACTTTTCGAATCAAAGACCGATTATAAAATTAAAACGTTTGAGATATATATTTTAATTGACAAAGATGAAAGAGTGGTATACTCTGGTTCTAAAGAAGATTGCAAAAAACAATTAACTAAAGATTATAAAATAATTAAACTAGAAGGAACATTATGAAATTATATGCTTTGCCCGAAAATGTTTTAAAAAATGTAGTTGATACTCTTCAAGAATTGCCTTATCGAATGGTTAGTCAAGTTCTTTTTGATATTACAAAAGCCCGATTGGTTGTTGATGAAAATCAAAAGCCTGTTGAACTTCCAACTGATGTTGCTTCAACAGTTACACAAGATGCCACGGTTCCAACTACGGATCTAAATTCACTTCCACTTTAAGAGGTCTTCAATGGAAGGCAAAAAATTCGACAACGGAAAACCTAGGGTCAGTCTATTATCTTCAGATGCAATTATAGAAGTAGCAAAAGTAGCTACTATGGGTGCCGAAAAATATGATGATAATAATTGGCGAAAAGGAATGAAATGGTCCAGATTAATGGATGCAGCGGAAAGACATTTACTATCCTACAATAAAGGTGATAGAATTGATAAGGAATCCAATTTATCGCACTTAGCACATGTTGCTTGGAACATAATGGCTTTATTAGAATATGAACTGAATAAAATAGGAAATGATGATCTGTTTAAGGGTTATGATAAACCTAAAGAAAATAAACTTAGTTTTTTCATTCCAGAAGGAATGAATCTAACAGATGCAATAAATTCAGGAGATGCATGTGTTATTAATTCTGACTACATAACAGGAGATATCAATGGTGACGAATGATTTCATTCAAGGATATGTTCAAGCTTTAAATAGCTTGGAACATGCATTACAGCAATATCAAGTTGCAGATGAAATAGATGGAACTCCTTCGGAATTCGTAGCATATGATGTATTATTTAGATATATTAACTCAACAAAAGAAAATTATAAAAATTTAGTAAAGGATTTAAATGAAGCTCAAAGTAAAAAAACTAACTGAAGAAGCAACTATTCCTTCATATGCAACTTCTGGCTCAGCTGCGTTTGATATCGCATCTTGCGAACAAGTTACTATATTGCCCGGTATAACTGTTAAAGTTCGAACTGGTCTTTCCTTTGAAATTCCAGAAGGATATGAATTAGAAATTCGTCCTCGTTCTGGTTTGTCTTACAATAGTAAAATTCGTTTAAGTAATAGTCCAGGAACTATTGATAGTGATTATCGCGGCGAAGTTCATTTCATTCTTGATAATCTTATGACAAAATTTCCTAATCCCTATACCATAATGATTGGTCAAAGACTTGGACAAGGAATCATTCGTAAAGTAGATCAAGTTGAATTTGAAGAAGTAACTGATCTTACTGAAACCGAACGTGGTGATAAAGGATTTGGTAGTACAGGTGTTTGATCTAGTAGGCATAATGTTCGTAGTAGCATTTATAATTGCCTATGGAGTAGCAGTTTATTTTTTAACAGGAATTATTAAAGATGCTCAAAAAGAAGAAGAGATCAACGCACAAGTACGACGAAGATCAATTGGGAATAATAAGAGGTCAAAAAAAGCAAATCAAAAGACTTCAACAAGAAATAAAAAGACTAGAAAAACTACTGGGTTATAGGCAAAATAAAATAGAAGATCTAAAAACATTTGAATACGAAGAACCGGATTGTACTGAATGTAAAGTCGGTTATTTGAAAGAATTAATTATATTAGGTCGCAAATTAAAAATCTGTACAAGTTGTAAATTTAGAACAAGAGCTGTAAAAGTTTAATGAAAACTCCTAAAAAGAAAAAAGATTATAGTGTAATAGAAAGAGACCAGGAAGCATTTAATAAGTTCCGGGACAATTTCACTATGCAGGCTTTAAGACGTGCGACATACCGATGGCCATATGGTCACATGGCTTTAGCACGACAACGCATCGAAAGAGGACTTTATACTTGCGAATCTTGCAAGCAAGCTTTTGGTCCGAAAGAAATTAATAAAGATCATATAGAACCAGTAATACCCGTCACTGGAAAAAAGTCTTGGGATGAAACTATTGAAAGAATGCTTGTTAAATCAAGTGGTTATCAAATATTATGTCTAACTTGTCATGATGCAAAAACTCTTGTTGAGAATCAAATGCGCGTAAAGAATGGACAAAAACCAGTAAGACTTACAAAAAAACCCTTGAAAAGTTTTAAAAAGAAAGGTAGAATGAGTAAATGATAGATCAGCTTAAAAATCTCATTAAGAATTCACTAGATAAACTTAATTTCCTGGATCATGAAGGAAAAGTTTCACTTACTAATATCACAGTAGCATTATTTGTTTTAATAGCTGCTTTCAGAATGTTATTCGGTGGTTCAACATTTAATGTCTCATCATTTGCATGGAATGTTCAAACGATAAATATAGCTGATACGCTACCCGTTATGTTCTCATTACTTAACTATGGTCATAAACGTCAATTAATTAACAATCAATCAGGGAGTAATAATGTCTAAAAGAATTTTGGTACTAGTGGGTCTTGTAGTCGTTCTAGCGGCTTTTAAATTTACCCACCCAACCGGTAAAACAGATCTTCATAATACAAGTGTTATGATTACTAATCGTGATCAAAATCATGGAGGAACCGGAATCATTATTGCTTCTAGTCCTGAAAAGAGTTACGTGCTTACAAATGCTCACGTTTGCAAAGTAGTAACTGGTGGAGGAGTAGTTGTTACAAATGGTGGAGGAGTTTTCCAAGCAAATTCTGTAAAGATTTCAGAAGTGTCCGATCTTTGCATTCTATCAGTACTTAATAATTTGAAATATAATGCTTTTATTGCAGCTAAAGGTCCTGAAATGTATGATGATGTCCTAGTAAGCGGTCATCCAGCATTAATGCCTAATATAATATCCAAAGGACATCTTTCTGGTCAATCTATTATACAAGTCATGACAGGCCTCAGACCATGCACTGCAGATGATAACCCATTGATCTGTGCATTTGTTGGTGGAATGCCTATCGTTAAATCATATCAATCAAGACTAGTTTCAGCAACTATTATGCCTGGATCTTCTGGTTCAGGAGTTTATAATAGTTCAAAGCAACTTATTGGAGTTGTATTTGCTGGTCAAGGAGATTTCGGATACGGTTGGACCGTTCCCTATGAACAACTTGTGAATTTTGTTCAAAATGAAAGCCCCAAGATTCCAGAAACACTTATTAAGCAAGAACTTGAACTTACTGCACAAACCAAGTCTTTGATTAATATTGAAGATGTTCTAGTAAAATGTTCCAAACTTGATAGTAAAACTGATAAGAAGATTAAAGATATCTGTGCAATACTTCAAAGAGACGTGGTATGGCATCGATAATCGCTTTCTTTAATAAAATTAAGAATGGACTAATAATTGTATTGAGTTTCATATCTGCAATATTTATTGGTTTATTTGTTTTCGAAAAGAAAGAAGTAGAAGTGCAACAAGCATTAAAACTAAATGCTAAAACAGATTCTGAAGTCGCGACTATTAATACTCAAATTACTAATGTGGAACAAAAAACAAAGGAAGAAGAGAATGATCCGCTTTCTGAAAAAGATGCCTTGGCTTTTCTTAATTCTGATAGCAAGAAATAGTCTGGCAGATACTAAATTTCATTATGGTGACAAAGTAAAGTTCACTACTGATTTTTATGGAACTTGTCATGGAACAGTTGATTCTTTTAATGAACAACATAAACAATATGAAGTTCAACTTCAAAGTTGCAATGGTCATGACATGTTTAGATTTGTTGGAGTCCCAGAATCACAATTGTCTTTGGATAAATAATGTTTAAACCTTTGGACCATTATTTTACAAGTATGATGTCAAGAAATTTTGGTTCCATTTGTCCAAGAGCTATTACTCAATATGGGCCAATGCTTGGACTTGTATTAGACCGTCAAGATTATTTTCAAACGGAACTATTCATTATTCCAGAAGATATTAAATTAATCGAATATCATTCACATCCAAATGTTGACGTTTATCAAATGCATGTGTTTGGTGATTTTATATTCGAATCGAATGGGTTTCAATATAAAAGTTCTTCTGAAATTAAATCATTTAATCATAAGTTATTAAGTAACGATTCTATAGCATTTGTTCCAGCAGGAGATATTCATGGCCTATTAGTTAATAGCGCTAGTAGCTTTATGACTTTTCAATATTGGAAAAATGGTAAACTTCCCGAATCAGTTGGAAATGATTTTATTTTAGATAAAGATAATATTAATCATTCCAAAGGTTTAAAAGGATTGGATCGAAAAGATGTATAAATTAATTATTTCTATATTATTGGTATCAAACATTTCTTATGCAACAGATAGTGTTTATTTGAATTTAAAAGATCCAGCGCCTTTTGCTGGATATCTATTGCCAGAAGAAGAAGTTAAGACTCTAAGAGATAATACATTAGAAAGAGATATGTATAAAACCACTAATGATCTTAAAGACCAACAGATTAAGCTTCTAAGTGATCAAAATAATAATCTGAGTAAAACTCTAGAATCTACTTCAAGTCTTAGTACCTGGGAGAAAGTAGGCTATTTTGCAGCTGGAGTGCTTTTAACTGGTTTAGCAATTTCAGCAGCTCATACTATTTATCAATGAATAAATATGAAGGATTAGTAGGTAAAAAATTTGGAAGATGGACTATAATTAAAGAAGGTTTTCCATTTAAAAATGCAAATGGATATAATGTAAAAACCTTTGAATGTATATGTAAGTGTGGAACGATTAGAAATGTTTTAAAACATTCATTATTTTATAACTTATCTAAATCTTGTGGATGTTTAACTAAAGATAATTCCTTTAAAAAAATATTTAAAGGAATAGGAGTTTCAGGGTTTAATAGATTAAAATGTAATTACAAGAAAAATGCTAAAAAAAGAAATCATGAATTTACTCTAAATGATGAACAATTGAGTATTCTTTTTAAAGGAAATTGTTATTATTGTGGAATAGAACCTAATTTTATACAAAAAACTAGTGGAACCAATCAAAAAGGAAATTACATTTATAATGGAATCGATAGAAAAGATAATAAAATAGGATATATAATAGATAATTGTGTAAGCTGTTGCAAAGTATGCAATGAAATGAAGATGGATAGAACAGAGGATGAATTTTTAAATAAAATTAAGCAAATATATGAAAAAAGCTCTGACCGATCTTTCCGAAAACGAACTATTAGATCTGATTCGAAATGAACCCTCCTCAGTTAAAATCTATGAGTGGCCAGATGACATCATGGAATTTATATCTATTTACAATATAAAAGGTGGAAAAGAATTAGTCACTTTCAGATTATTATATAAACTCTATAAGAAATGGTCTAAAAATCCCATAAAATTTGAGCCATTCATAAGTTCATTGAGAGATATATTACCTTCTCATAGTAGTTATATATTATTAAATCGAAAAGCTTTGAACGTTAAAGAAGAAGTCTTTAAGTATTTAAAACAAGATGATAAAACCAAATATAAAGGCCACATTGATACCTATAATAGATTTAGGAACGATTATTGCATAAAAAGAGGTGGACTTTTTATAAAAGATACTGTATTATATGATCTGTATCTTAAATGGTGTAAAAAACGACCTCTAAGTATCAGACAATTCAAGATGTTCTGTAAGATGTATTTTGATGAAAAACTTATAGACAAGCATTATTGGTTTGGTGTTGATAAATCTATTAATGATTATTTAACAGAGGAATTAATAAATGAAATGAGAAAACCCAGTGATCCCAAAAAAACGAAGCAGAAGATCTAGTTCCAAATACCCGGCCCTTGATCCTCAATTAAATCTCAAAACCCGGTTTGAAGAATTAGATTTCGATTATGTAAATACTTTGCCAGATGTATGGGTAGATCCTAAAACTGGAAAGAAATATAATCCAAAACAATTCCTGAATGATTTTGCAAATGAATCTATTCATGCCGATTTTAAAACCAATAAAAAAAGAATTCATAAAAAGAAAAAAGTAGAAAGCAAAAATAATAAACATCTACAATCCATATCAAAAAAATTAAATAAAGACTTTAAAGAAATCATAGTGTTGCTGAATGAAACTGAACTGAATCTAGTATTTCAATTAAATGAAAAATTTAAAAAATATGGCCTGTCGATAAAAAATTCCCAGATATCAACTACTTCCAAAATGAAACTTGATAATGTATTAAATAAATTAAAAAACAAATTCAAACAGCAAATTAAAGACTCATTTAAAATTCAATTTAAAGAAATCCAAGTCGAATTAAAAAATAAATTTAAACAACAGATTAAAGAATCTATGAGTTTCGTGGAAGACTTTTATAAAAAAGAAGCTGAAGATAAGAATAATTCTAGAAATAGATGTATATTAACAAGAGCTAAAGCCCAAGGCAAAGCATTGGGAATAGATGATCTATCAGAACTTCTAATGGTTTCTAATGATTTGGAAGATGAAATTATTGAAAAAATTGATCGAGAAAGAGAATTAGATTTTCTTGAAAAGCTTCAAGATCCCAGCGATAGCTCCGATGAAACTTGAACCAATCATTATAAACTTAATGATACTATCTATACCATGAACATGTTTTTTAATAGGTACTAATTCTTCTTTTAAAATGTTGATACCTTGTTCTGCAAGATCACTTCGTTTCATGTGAAGTTTCAAATTTTCATCATGTCTAGCAGAAGTTATTTTGATTTCTACTATATCACTACTGATAGTATCAATTTTACTATCAAGTTTTTCTACTTTTTCATGAATGAGTCTTAAGATGTCATCGGACATTTTTATCACCTTGTTATTGTTGTGGCGAAACTAAAGCCCTTGTCTTTGGGTTTTGCATTATTAAAAAAATTGCCCTATTCTTTTCACCTTGATCATTAGTATCAATAGCTTTATTTAAATGATCTGAATAAAATTCTAGACCAGGAGTATCTTTAAATTTATCAGCTACTCCTTTTAATGATTCATCTGTTGCATTATAAAGTGAAGATGAAAGATTAGTTGCTTCTTGAGTTGGAGCAGAATTTCTACTACCTTGTAATTTCTCTTGTGCAAATGGATTTGCCACAATTTGTTGTGGGACTTGTTGTACAGCTTTTTGAACTAATTGTCCTGAAGGAGTATCAATTGCTTTTGAAGCAGCATTTAAAGCTTTTGCTCCACCGATTTTAGCCAAACGACTAACAGGATTTCCAGTACCAGCTTCTACAGCCAATTTTCCAATACCAGTTGCTGCTGCACCAATGGGTCCACCAGCCAAGAATCCAAGTCCTACACCAGCACCAGTTGTTACATTATTTGCTAATGCATTTGGAGTTTTATCCATTAATTTTTTAGCTGCATCATTATAAGTATATAGATTGCTTAGATCTTTATTAATAGAACCAATTTGATCTCCAGCTCCTGGATTTGCAGCCGTTGCAAGATCTTCTATATGTTGTCTAACAACACCACCTAAACGTTTAACAAATTCAGCTTCGGGCTTCAAATCACTTGTAGGTTGGGCATAAGCAGCTGCTGAAAGATCTGTAGCTTTACTTTGAAGTCCTCGTTTTAATGTATTTAAAGCTTGAAGATTACCATCGCTATCAGATAACTTCTGAATGTAAGGCATATATTTTTGTTCAATATTTTGCATTATTTTATCTTGGTCCGGATCTGAAGATAAACTATCCCTAAATTGATACAAGAAATCAGCGGCTTTATCGCCTAAGTGACCAGCAGCTTCTGTATATTCTGGTAAATTTTGATCTAATACTTTTTGAGTTTGATCTAAAACTGGGCTTAACTGTTTATATTTATTATCAATAGCTTGCAAAGAACTATCATATATTCCAGATGCTCCACCAGTCATTGGCAATGCATTATTTTCTAAAGCAGTAGTTCCTATACCTTTTATGATATTTGAACCCTTTTGCATCTGACCAGTCGAAGGATTATAAACACTAGTTAATTCTTTTGAAGGTTTTAGTCCTACAGCACTTGAAGCTAATTTTGAACTAGCGGTCTCTAAATTTTCAGGATTTAAAGCATTTCCAATTTTTTGACCAACAGCACCAGCAGCAGCGCCTAATCCAGCACCTAATGCAGTATCTTTTGCAGCTTGTCCTACGCTTTGTAATGAAGGGTTAGTAAGGTCTGCATCGCTAGTTCCTAGTCCAGCAGCAGCCCCAAGACCTGCAGCTCCTGCGACCGTTTTAGGAGCTAATAGACCAGGAGCAGCTATTCCAGCTCCAACTCCACCAGCAACGTTACCTGCTAGATAACTACCAGGATTGGCTGTTTCAGCTTCCTTATTCCTATTTCTTTGCAAATCACGATATTCGGTATATAGATCTTTTAATGACTTTTTACTAGGATTACCCAATAGCTTATCTTGAATAGCACCTTCAACTCCGCCTAATTCATCAGAGAATCCAGCGGTAGCTCCTTGAAGAGCACCTTGACCAGCAGATTGAAGTTTGGACCAGTCTTTGGATTTATCTTCTGTAGGAGGAGCAATAGCAGCAGCTTTTGCATTTAGATATGCATCTGGGTCAAAACTACCACTTTGAGTTTTATCAGCTAAATATTTATCTGGATCGAAGCTATCATCAGCCATTTTATTGGATTCCATTAATCTTTAATATTTGAGCAGATCTTGGATCATTTGGATTTTTCTTCGCCCAATCAAGTGCTTGAGAATCTTGTGGATGAACTTCTGGACTATTAAAACGATTCAAGTACTGATCTTTAAGAGAATTATAATTGTCATCACCCAATTGTTTTTTACTAGATTCTATAATACGACCATATTTGTCTTGAATGACTTTTTGAGCATCACCTTTTAAAGCCCCAGTATATTTTTTAAATTCGTTCAAATAATCACCAAGATTTGCAGGTGTTGGTTGATTTTGCAATTTACCATAAAGTTGTTGTAATTTACTTTCAGGTGTTCCGGGTTGTAAAGCATCCATTTCATGACCCGTTGGAACTCCACCGGTAGCAACTTTTGCAATTTCTTGTAATGCTAAATTGACTTGAGCTTGAGGAATTTTATTAGGATCTGGATAAAGTTTAAATAAACTATCAATTTTACTTGTAGCATATAAATCTTTTTCAGCTTGAGCTGCAGCGGGATTGCCCCTTGCCGATTCTAACATAGTTTTTGATTGAGCCAAAGCTCTATCTTGAGATGCTTGAGATTTCAGTTCTTTATTACTTTCAGCAGAACTTGTTTGAGCATTTGCTTTTTGTTGTTCTATTGCATTCTTAGCTTGTGCTCTTTGATTTTCAGCCTGTCTATTAGCTTCTGCAATATCAGATTTAGTTTTGTTAGTAAGTTCTGTCCTTTGTTGAGCACCGCCTTGTTGCATCATTACTTTTTGTAATTGAACTTTTAATGCATTATCCTTTTGAAGAAAAGGCATTACTTTGAAAGCATCTGCAGCAGAAGTTCCAGGAGGAAGATTGAATCCTTTTTGAGTTAAATACTGAGAAACAACTTTACTCATAGGACTAGTAGGATCATTTTGTTGATTTGCAACTTTAGCTGCATAGTCTTCAACTGGTAAATTAACATATTTGTCATTTTCACCAATACTTGCTAATGATTGAGCAGGATTTGTTTTCAATAAACCAGCACCAATTCTAGCAGCACCTTTTTGCATATTTTGCAAAGCAATATTTTCATCTCTTTGTCTCATTGCATCAGCTAATTGGTCTTGTTGAGAAGGAGGTGGAGTTATGCCTTCAGCTTTTCCTGAAAATCCACTTTGATCTATATCAGCTTGTTCTTTATCTGTTGGTTCTTCTATTTCAGTTTCATCTTTTTCTTCATCTTGAGAAGCAGGTTTTCGATCTTCTTTATCAGATGCTTTTGATTCTTCTTTTGGTTGTTCTTCCTCATCTTGACCAGCTTCATCATTTAAGGCTTGTTTTTGATCGACAACTTTCTTAGCATCAGCTTCTTCGGCTGTGTAATCAGGTAATTCATCAGCAGGAGCAGCATTAATTGGAATATCACCAAGATCCATCTTTTGAGAATCTTCGGCTTGAACGGGAACTCCTTCATCAGTCCCATCAGCATATCCTTTAACTTTACCACCTTTTGAATAACCAGAAACTTGATTTCCAGAATCATCATAACCATAACTTTTTCTTATAGCAGCTCTTTTTGCCGCTTCATCTGATGATGAATTTTTGTCTAAGTTTTTGGCACTACTACTTGGAGGAGTTTTTTCATCACTAGGTATGAATGTTGAAGTTGATTGTGATGGTGATTCAAATCCTTCCATAGTTGCAGAAGAAAATTCTTGAGGAGAAGGAGCTCTAACTGGTCCACCTTCATCATAACCTTTTTCAGAACTTTCTTCTTCAAGAAATTTTCCAAAAGAATCATTTAATTTTTTCAAATTCTTTTTGTTATGTTCTGGCACTTTTCCGCCTTCATCATAACCTTTTGGTTGGCCGATCTTTTTATATTCTTCGTATAATTTTTTAAGTTTTTTGATGTCCATAAATTATCCGTTTGTTTCGTGTTTATCTAATTCATTTTGAACTGCATGGTGATCAGATAACAGTTTCAATAATTTTTTACCAAGATCAGATTTAGCTATTGTGCGAGGAAGTACTATTTCTCCTGGACTTAATTTTGCATGTACAGTATCATTGGCAGGATGATCTCCGGGCATTCTTGCTTGACCCGGAACGTGTCCACCGGCTTTATAATTACCAACATTTCCACCAGACCAGAACGTAGATTCGTCGTAATTTTCTGCTCCATTGAAAGCTTGTTGATTTACACCACCTGATTGCCCACCAGAACCAGAACTACCCGCAGCATTAGCCGCAGCAGCTGCTCCACCTACTGCTTGACCACCACCTCCGAACATATTCATATATCCTTGAGCGGTTTGTTGTGCTTGGTTATTCAATGCATTACCATATTGAGATGCTGCACCTGATTGAGCTTCTGCAGTGTTCTTATTAGCATTATACTGATTCATAGCTTGTTGCTGTTGATTATAAAGCTGTTGATTACCAGCACTAACATTTGCATTACCAATTTGTTGTTGATTTGCCAGATTAGCTGCTTGAGCTTGATTAGTAGCTTGAGTATTTTGTTGTTGAACACCAAGTTGATTTTGAACATTAAATCTTTGCATTTGAGTTTGAGCTTGTTGATTAGCCAATCCTTGACCAAATTGTTGATTTTCAATTTGACCACCAAGACCTGCTGCCTGACCAGTAGCTTGAATTGCTGCTTGCTGAGCTTGTTGTGCAATTTGACCAGCACTTTGTGCTTCTGCATTTTGTCCACCTTGAGCAGCAGATAATTGCATGGCAAGTTTTGATCCACTATCACTTAGACCCTGTTGTTGCATATTTTGAGCAATAGATCCTAAGCGTCCTTGAACGTCACCTTGTGCTTGTAAACCGGCTTGAGTTAAAGCGGCTCTATCCCCAGCACTTAATCCACCAGCAGCTCTTTGTTGCATTTGTTGTAAAGCTTGAGTTTGAGCATTTACAGCTGTTTGATCACTACCTATTGCCTGAGGCATTTGAGCTGTAATGTTAGCTTCCATTTCGGGAGTCAAAACACCAGCTTGTTTGTATTGTTGTAATATTAAAGGAGCTGATACATCCGGCGCTGCACCGATTTGTTGCATTATCTGATTAGCGATTGCTTGTTGATTAGCGGCATTTCCTTCGGCACCAGCAACTTGAGATTGTCCTACAATACCTCCAAGTACTCCTCCTATTGAACCACTAACTCCTTGAACTGCACTACCCATGATATATTTCCTTCTTATAAATCTTTAACTACTAAAATAAAATTATTAGCTGTACTATCTAAACGAAATCCAAATTTAATTAAACCCATAAGATTTAACGTTGAATTAGGTGTAGAAGGTACTACGGAACTATATAATTTCTTACAACCTTTTTGTCTTGCAATGTCTTCTACCTGTTTACCAAGATTAAAAGATTCTTTAGATCTTCTATATTCTGGCAAAACATATACATCATCTGCATAACAACCTTCATCAATAAAATAATATGTAACAAAACCCTTTTCAGTTTCAATGATTTCTTTATTAAGTCTTTCTTTAATAAATTGACCATAAAGAGACATTATGAATTCCCCTGGTTTTGAGCAATTTGTTGAAGAGCAGCTTGTTGTGGAGTAATATTAATTGTTTGTAATCCACCTGTTGCAGCATTTGCAGCAGCTAATGCATTATTATAAGCAGTTTGATCGTTACCAACTTGTTGTTGGTATCCACCAATTTCAGCTTGTCTTATCAAATTACCAATATTTGGACCAGAACCACCACCATTTGCAGAAGCTCCAGCAGCTTGTAATTGTGCTAAATTAGATTGTGCAGCTGATAAAGTAGCTTGTGCAGGATTTACTAATGAATTATAATTTGCAATTTGTCCTTGATTAGCTGTATTAAACCCAGTAGTATTGCCAGTAATTTGTTGTTGATTTTGAAACTGGTTAGCATTTTGATCTTGACCAGAATATTGTTGTAATACGTTTTGAGCTGCAGAAGGAGTATAAGTACCACCAAGTTGTCTTAAAGCATCAAGTTGTGCATAATTTTGTGCAGAAGCAACATTTTGTGCAGTTGCTTGATTAGGATTTTGCGTTAGATATTGTCCAACATTTTGTAATGCATTTCCAGTTACTTGTTCACCTTGAGTTAAACCTAATAGCGCTGCTTGTTGGGGAGTAATATTCCCAGATTGAATTCCACTTACAGCTTGTTGATAAGCAGCATTGGCTCCAGCTTGTTGTTGTTGAGCTTGTTGTTGCAAACCAGTATTAATTCCTGCAACAGTATTACCAAATTGTTGTTGAACGTTTTGTCCAAAATTAGCAGCTTGTGCTTGTTGTTGTTGACCCGTAGCTTGAGCACCAGCAAGAGCACCACCAACTTGACCTTGTAATTGCAAAGCACTTCGTCTAGCATTAGCTAATTGGGGCTGACCAGTTTGTCCTAATAATAATTGATCTAAACTTTGTTGACCTTGAGTGTATTGAGGACTTCCGACAAATTGTTGCAATAAACCTATTTGTCCAGCTTGACTACCAGTAGCTTGTCCAAGTTGTTTAACATTTTGTGCTTGATTTTGAATTTGTTGCGCATTAGTTAATTGTGTTGGACCCGCATATTGTCCACTCATCAATTGTTGGAACTGTTGTCCTTGAGATTGATTAGCACCACCTGGTGCATACTGAGCAGTGTTACCCAATACATTTTGAACGAGTTGACTATTACCTTGAGTATTAGCCTGATTTGCAGCTGTTTGTTGATTAAATTGTTGTTGAGATTGATTTAAATTTTGTTGGGCCTGATTGGTTTGTCCCTGAATACCACTACCAACAGTTTGACCTAGTTGATTATTCTTATTAGCATTTAATACACTTTGAATATTTGTATATCCAGAACCTTGTTGAGTATTTGGATTATAACTGGTAACAGTTGATTGTTGTTGAGGTTGACCGGTTTGTTGTTGATAACCACCTGGGGCTTGATTTTCTGCACCAGAAGCTGATTTATTACCACCAGAAGTACCATTACCGGTTGATCCGGTAGATCCAGAAGTGGGTGTAGCTCCGCCCTGACCAGCTTGTTGCTGATTTCCTTGGCTTTGTTGATTTAATTGGTTCTGCTGATCATTACCTAAATCAGAACTTTGAATCGTTTGTGCCATTAAAAACCTTTATATTCTCACTATATAGTTGTTAATTTATGATCCTAATGCTACTATTCGAATCTTATATGAAGTATTAGGCTGTAACCCCGTGACATTATTGATGATATATGTTTGACTACTTTGTTGACCAAATACTTGCACTGCGCCTGTTGGATAAGTAGTTGGATTGTTTACATTTGTAACCATAATTACAAATACACCTTCTACATTGGAAGTGAAAGTCAAAGTAAAAGTTCCACCTTGTATTGGCTTTCCAGTAGAATCTACCTGCAAAGTAACATCGGCAATTGTTGCCTCAAAATTATCTTGGAATGTTAGTCCATTATTCAAAGCATCATATAATACTTGAATTCCATTATTTAAAGATAATGAAAGAGTATTGATAAGATTTTGATATTGCTTCTCAAAATTCTGGGACATTAATCTTCTAAATGAAGGTAAAAGAGCCATTATCTATAACCTCTACTAGATTGAGCACCATCATTTTGAGTCAATGTTAAACCAAATATTGCATATTGTTCTCTAGCTGCTGTATGATTAAATTTAACATTTAAGAATCTGCATCTTTGAGCTTGAGATGGAATATATGTTCTAAATGGAGTAGAATCTGATGCTCCTCCAAAATATCCATATCCAAATCCAGTCGGACCAGGAATTCCATTAACTGATGCTGGTATTCCAGTGTAACCGAATATTCCATTACCAGTTCCCAAGAAAGGAATGTTAATAAATCCAGGCAATAGATCAGTTGAAAAACTTAATGTTGCATTTGTAAATGCACGATTTTCAAATAACAGCTGAGCTTCCCTAACATGTTTAATCATCAATGGATCATTAAATGTAACAGGAGACCAAGTAACTTCACTATCTATAGCTTTATACAAAGTCAAAGGACCAATCATAAAAGGCAAAGCATTATTTAAAGTAATTCGATGATTTAGACTATTAGTAGCTGTTACCAATGCTTCTTGCAATGTATCATTTGTTATCGTATTATAATTTGCAAATTGAATTCCATTATCATCATTCAATGTATTAATTAATCCATTATATGAAGCTAAAATATCTTCAAAATCTTCATTATTTACAGAAAAACTTCCAACACTATTAGAATTTAAACTAAATATTATAGCTTTTCCAGAAGTTGTAATCCAATTAGTTCCATTGTAAATTTGAACTGAAGTATAAATTCCGTTTGGAGCTGATTCATAAATGTCAACACCATTACTACTTCCTAATACTGCAGAAGAAGTATTTAATGCGATATGATAAACAGTTTCAGCATCTACAACAACTCCACCAGTAAAAGTAAACATATAATTGGCTGGAGAAGCTGTAAGCGTTGATAAATTTAAAGGGGTACTTGTATCTAAAATAACACCAGGACTTCCAGCAACATCAGAATATAATACGGCAACAGCAGTTCCTGTTAAAGGATTTGTATCATAGGAAAGACTAAATGTCGCTTGATCTACGATATCAGTATCAGCAGGAATAAAATTTTGAGCTATTAGATTACTTCCAACGGAATTAGTCAATAAATTATGGGTAGTTTGTGCACCACTATTTTGAGCTAGTAATGGAATTCCAGCTTGTGTAACAGCAAATGGTATTGTAAAAGTGGTGGGACTTAAAACTGTTACTGGATAAGTACCATCAATAATTGGTAAAGAATTACTTCCAGTTATTGTTATTATTCTTCCGGTTTCTAAGCCATTTGGACTTCCAGTAGTTATAACCGTAGGATCTCCAGCTGCAATATTAATTATATCAAAACTACCTGATATGGTTTCCCATTGTGTATAAGAAGATGGGGGTAAATGACCACCTTGTGAAAGTCTACCAGGATCATTTGCAATTTGAGTTATAAGTTGATCGAGTTGTAATCTAGGATCTGCACCCGGAAGAAAAGTATTATTTAATACGTACGTATGAGGACTTAAAAATACATCAGTGTCAAGTTTTTCTAACAAGTTGTTGAATGTATATATTGAAACTTGCTGATCTTGAGTTATAACATCACCGATTGCGATATTACTAATATCAGATAATTGAATTTGAGTTCCAAAATAACTATTTATTGTCAATTGTTCCGCAAATTCTCTATCTGCATAATCAGTTCTATTAAAATTCTTTCTTTCCATTTCAAGAAAATTAACATCACCAGCGCCTAAATATTGAGTATCATCAATAAAATTAATAACACCGCAATTATCAGTTTTTGCAAAAGTAGTCCAGGTATTAGTTAAAGTAGAGTATCTATAAGCAATGGTTGCGTATAAATCATCCGTTGCTTGAACAGTATAAACAGTATATGAATTATCAGATTCATAACCAATACCCCAAGTAGCGGCTTTAAAATTCGCATATTGAGTTGTTGCAAGAGGCAATATATCAACATCTATTGGGCGAGAAATAGTTATTACACCCGATTCAGAAGTAGTTTGCACTCCTTGTCTAGTCCATCCATAAATTAGATTATTAGAAATGTCTAATGAATCTGGGGCTAAAAGAATGCAACTCGTATCAAATAATGCTAAATTAAATGGCGCAACTTCGCCAGATATCCTATATAATCCATCTTCTTTATAAACGAATAAGCTATCAATCATTGGGAATATTCTTAATATAGCTTTGTCCTGTGCGCCTACATCAATAAAATTAACAGCCGGAACTGCTTCTGGTTGTAATAATTTAGAATAATATATTCTATTTTCTTGACCATTTTGTGTTGCAGTTAGAGTATCTAGTGCCGGACTATAAGCTCCTGAATTTCCTGCAATAGTTGTTGTAACAGGAATAGAAAATGTTGTAGGACTTAAAACCGTTATGGTATATAATCCATCAATACTTGGTGTTGAATTACTTCCAGATATTACTACTTGTTCGCCACTTATTAATCCGTTAATAGTTGCAGTTGTTACTACAGCTTGAGTTGCAACAGAAATATTAGTTATAAATCCTTGTGGACTTATACTTGGACTAAATGAAGAACCAACATTAGCATCATTTGCTAAAATATAAAATGGAAGTGTACTTAAATCTCTAGATTGAAGTTCTATTTGTCCCGGAACACCATTTACACCGGTAATATAAAATGCATAAACGCTTTCATTCGGATTACTATTAATGATATTAACTAAACTTCGAGCTGCTTGATCAACAGCTTGTGCTGGACTTACTAAATTGGATAATAATATTTGATTTAGAGCAGGATTTGCACCATTTCCAGGAGTTACAACAGTTGTAGTAAATCCAGAAGTTCCGGGAGTTGGATCATTAGCTATACCTTCATTTGCATTTGTTATCATTACATTATTTGTAGAAGAAGTTGCAACAAAATCAAAACTATAAACATTAAGAGTATTTGAAGTTTTTAATGCTACAGTATTTGCACTATCGTTTGTATTGATATTTACAGGAATTCCAGTCATACCAGCTGGAGCAGGATCAGTTCCAACTCCACTTACAATATACCAAACATAATATTCTACTGCATTATTTGCATCCCAAAGAGTGAAATATTTTCCGGCTAAACTTCCAGCCACATCAGCAACTGTTGCTACATTTATTACTTGATTGACTCCTAAAACGAATGTATAAGTACTAGAAGTTATACCATTAGTGATTGTAATAGAAGGAAATCCACTATATACTGTTCCAGTATTACCTGCAACAGTAACGTCTACTGGAATGGTAAATGTATTCGCTCCAGTGACTGTAACAGTCCACGAACCATTAACACTTGGAGTTGAGTTACTTTCTAATATTGATACTATATCTCCAGTAACAAGACCATGAGGAGTAGAAGTTGTAATTGTTGTTGGATTTCCCACACTAATATTTGTAATAGTAGAAACGATTAAATTATTAAAATCTGAGATAATATTGCTAAGACCAAGAAGATTTATTAACTGTTGAAATTTTGTTGCTGTATTGGCATAAAATAATACGTTTTTAAATTTATTAATATCTAGTGCAAAAGGAGGAGTATCATTTGCTTGTAAAATTCCTTCTCCAGTTGTTGCATTTGTGTATAAAAAGGCTCCAGCAAAACTTTGAGGGGTAATATCTAATACAGTGATTGTTCCAGCAGCTATTTGTGCTGCTGTTGGAAATCCTTCAAATACAAGTTGTAATTCATCATTTGGAGCTATATCTTGAATTGAAGATGCACCCGTGGCTGATACTATTTGTGATCTATAAATTTGATAAAAATCAGAAGTAGTGACTCCAGCAGGAATTGTAAATGTTAAAAATACATTTGCAGTAGTTGTAAGTTGTAAAGGAGTTATGAAGGCTGCTTGAGATGCTGTTGAAATAACTGGTGGAGTTCCAGTAGAAGGTTCTGATTGTAATTGAGTTATAATTGCTTGTAAATATGTTTGAAGGGCAACTAATTCTTGATCTGCAGCGGGGGTTCCTGGAACAGCAGGTTGAGTTATAGATTCATAATTAAAGCTATTTATAGTTGCATTTAATGTTATGACAGGACCAACAGCCAAAGGAACTGCCGGACTTGTAGTTGTAGCAGGTGTTGCTGAAATATTAAAATTAAAACCAGCATCAAAAGTTAAAGGTTCATTAACATTATTAGAAGTGACGTCATTACTTATGGTAATAGTTCCAATACCAATATTAGTTACATATGAACCTATTGGTATTCCTCCGCCATAAATGAAAGCACCAACATTTATTCCATTGATGTTTGCAATAGCAGTAATAACATTACCAGCCACACCACCAAGAGTTGTAACTATTGCAAAACCAGATGTAGCTGGAGTAGCAGGAGTTGCTGCTCCTTGTGCCGAATTCGTTATGGTTAATACATTAGATAATACACCAGTTGTAAAATCACTACCAGCTATTGCAGTTATTGCAACTCCAGTATTTAATGCAACAGTGGCTGCTGTATCATTGGTAGCTATGTTAACTTGTATTCCAGTAAAACCAGATAAAGGTGGAGCAAATCCATTACCACTAACACTATACCAAACGTAATATTGTGTTACATTATTTGCACTATTGATAGTAAAATATGTACCAGCAAGACTATTACTAACATCAGCAACAGTAGTTACTTGGGTAGTTTGAAAAGCACCAGTCGTAGTAGTTCCAGTTGTTGCAAAAGCAGGAAATAATGTTGAAATAGTTTGTTCACCATTTATTGTTCCCACACTTGTTGTAAATCCAGCTAAATTTATATCATCACCACTGATGAAATATTGTGATGGATCTCCAGAACTAAAATTCATTGTAGCTACAGTACCATTTATAGCCGCTCCATCAATTTGTAATGGAGCTACTGCTACTTGATCTGCATATAATATGTCATTATCAATTTTAGCTGATAATGAAATAAGATTTGTCAATAGTTCTTGTGGAGAAGCATTTTGAGGTAAATTTAGCAATGCATAATAATTAGCATCATTTATTAAACTGACTGGAGTTGCATTAGAAACATTATCTAATTGAATGAGTAAATTATTAAAATCTAATAATTCCAAATTAATTAAGGGATTAAATATTGTAACACTTTGACTTGGAGCGCCTAAGACTTCATTACCATTTGCATCATTAAATCCCCAAACTTGTCTATATGAAACCGCACTATCTTGGGGTAAAAATCCACTTTCATTTCCTAAAATAATATCAAGTCTTGCGGATAAATCAAGAGCAGCTATTCCACCAGCTTGTTGAATAAAAGGACATGCAGTCGTAAAATCAGCAGCTGTTTTAGCAGATATTACTTGAACACCAGCTGAAGTTGTAAAATACAAATTACCATTGGATTCGATATATCTAATTCTTCTACCAACTTGTGGTTCCAAATAGGTTCCACAAAAAGTATCAAAAATAGATTGACCAAGACTATTTAATTGCAGAGTATCATATTGCAATTCATCAGAAAAATGTCTAATAATTCTATCTTTATATGTCATTAATTGTTTAGCACGATCAGTTGATGTGCCAAAAGGAGTTCCGTATAATTTATATCCCCTACGAGATTCTATTACATTATCTCGACGAATTATGACATTGGAAGCTTCTAAAAGACTTCCAGGAGGAACACTTTGAGGATCTAATTGATTTGGTTGAGTATTTAGGCCTATAGCTTTAAGGGTTATATCTGCAGACATTTAAACCCTCCTAGTTATGCCCATTTTACCATAGCGCATCATCGAATGACGATTAACGACTTTTTGAGGAGTTCCTTCAGATCTATTGTCCAAAAGATTACCTTGCCTTTGTTCTATTTCAGCAATTTTTGCATTTGCAGTCTGAAGTCCAGCTTGATCACCAAGAGCCGCTAAAATTCGAGCGGATGTTCTTTCAGCCAATCCATTATGCAAATCCGGTGGGATATAGGGTATAATTGATTCATTTGCGAGACAAATATAGTCCCCAACTTTTAAATTAGCAAGTGTAAGTTGTACCGTTGAACCAATATTAATAGCCGGATTTATTCCAACATTATTAACAGTTCCAGTCGGAACAAGTAATGAATGTATTGGAAATGTTATAGTAGTTCCACTTATTCCAGTGTTCGGAATTATAATATCATAAAGATAGATTTTATGACCAGGTTCTGTTTGAAGAAAATCAATAAGTGTATTATTAACAAATAATGGACCACTAATATTGGTTTCACTATCAGTATAAGTTGATGGAAGAGATTGAAAGTTTATTTGCATGGATTTTGAAGGTATTATAAATCCATAAATATTTGATGTTGTTATCATTGTAAAAATATTACTAAATTGCAAAGTAATTAAATTTGTACTTGCCGCAGCAGATATTATGGATCCAGATTGATTTGTGTAAAAAGAAAGAGTGGAAGTTGCATTAATTGCTGCTGATAAACTAGCAGCTGTTGTAGTATTGTCCACACCAATCATAAATTGATTAGGCGAAGTAAAAGTTCCAGCTGTTCCAGGAACTAATATAGAATATGGAATTATGAAATTATTAGCATCTATAACCTGAATTTGATAAGTTCCATCGATTATTGGATTGGAATTACTACCACTTATTACTACTGCTTGACCAGAAGTAAGTTGATGTCCAGCAGATGTTACTTGAGTTTGATCTTGAGAATAAGAAGTTATCGCAGTGATAGTTCCACCCAATGTATTTACTGCAGTGTAAATAGGAGCATTGAGAAATCTAGGATTTAATATTAATTCGTTGGGAACACTATTAAATGGAAAAGTGTCAACATATGAGGGATTCAGATTAATAGTCAAAGTATCTAGTGGATTAATTAAACTATTGTTTATTTGGATATTTTGTCCAAATGATTGAATAATAGCAGCTCGATCATTTTTAACTAATTGATTTGGTCTTAAAAAGAATACGAATACAAGACTTCCAGTAGGACTATTAACCACGCCTGGAGTCAATACAACATCATTACCTTGAACATAAAATGTATGAATTGCTTGATTAGATCCACCATTCATTTGATAGAATGCTTTGTCATGCTCTTCAATACGAGTCATTTCAAAAAGATTCCCATTTTGATCTTGCCAAAATAAATCACGTAATTTCATACCCGTTGCACGATTGGGTATGGGATAAATATTTAAATTGGTTTGTAATGGCATGACTTTATAGGTTACAAAATACTCTTCATGATAAAGAAGTACACTTGGAACTTGAGCAATAAACATCTCTTCGTTCGCAAACGATAAAATATCATTATTTGTAAATGTAACTTGACTAACTGGAAAAGAGATCTTTCTCTTTACAGCAGCTATTAAATCATCAGATGTATACCAGGGGGTTCCCATCTATAAAATCCTCTTAAAAGTTTAAAGTTAATTATAAAAATTTATAGTTAACTTTATTAGGATCTTTTAGATTCCATCTTTTGTTTCATTTTCATGAGTTTTGCAAGTTGAGCATCAAGTTCTTCTGAACTCATTTCATCTTCAGATGAATCTTCATTATGATCTAAATCACTACTATCTGAATCAGAAGCAGGACTCATATCTTCAGAATCATCAGATTCTTCTCTTGCAGAATAACCTTCATCAGATTGATCCATATCAGGAGATTCAACTTCTCCGCCTTCATTAAAATGAAAAGCTTGTCTCATGGAATCTTGAGCAGATTGTGCTTGATTTGGATCCATGGGGACTTGTCCACCATCAGCCATACCAGGCAATTCTCTACCTAATTCATCAGATTGATCTTCTCCATTATGTTCATCAAGAGCCGATTTATAATCACTATAAGGTGCTTCAGCATTTGTTTGCATCTGACCTTCTTGATCTTGAGAAACAATTCCTTTAGCTTTGTCTAAACCAGCAGCTAAACCTTGTTTACTATTGGACATAACAGATACCTTTTTCAGGCCATCCATTTTATCGCCCATCATTTCAGAAGCAGCACCGCGCATTTCGTGAACGGCATCCATTTTAGCTTTTTTCTCTGATGGGGAAAGATCTCTCTTTTTAGCCATCATTTTCATTAACTTCTCGTGCATTTTATTAATCCTCTAATCTTACAAGTGATTGTATGTTTCTTGGAGTGATTTTCCACCATCTGTTGAAACAGAAATAGTGCTATTCAAAGTCGTAACTTGAACAGATG